CTCCAGTTAGTACTCCTACTCCCACTCCAGCTCCAACTCTTATCATAACTCGCTTTTAATATAAATTAATTCATATAGATTGTTTACTTCCACTCCAACTAATATTTCTACTCACACTCTTATTAAAATCGATTCTTAAAAAAATTTAATTTACAATAAACATCCTTTACTTCTATTTATGCTCCAACTCTCACATATTTCATAATCTATTTTTAACACTATTGAGTTTATGATATACTACCAAAGAAAAAAGGACCAAGAAAATATATAGGTATTCTAATGTTTTTAACTATCGTAACTTTTTCTTCATCTAAACCCCCCAAATAATAGCAATAACAAGAAGAGCTATCACCGCACCGAATACCGCAGAGATAGCTCTTATACATAGACTTTACCCAAGATCTCATAGTAGAATTATCCGTAGAACTGGGAGTTATACTCTTTACTCCAGGATGAATATGATACCAACCAATAACATAACGATTACTCGCAGTCTTATAAACCATCTTCACCTGTGATGATGTACCTATCGTATGATATTTTTGAAAACCAAAGAAGTATTTTTTATCCTTATATTCAATTCGGAAACCATATAAAATCCAGGATTCTTCTTTGAAATCTTTTTTAGTCATCACATTATCCTATTATTTAAACTTTTTAAGCAATCTACCGCCATATAGGGTCCCTGCTTTTGTGAAATTCCAGGGAGGATATTTAAATACTTTTACCAGGATTCTATCTCCTTGATTCACCGAAGCAAACTGTCTGTCTTCTGTTGAGAAATTAATAATTTCATCACCAGCTTCTATTTCTACAGAAAAAGAGAAAATCCTGTCACCTTCTGCAAAAGAAGCATCCAATTTTACACATGAATTTACAACCCCTTCATATTCCTTTGCAAAGAACATTTTAGAACAACCGCCTAATGCAATACCTCCTACAACAAAAATGATAAGTATAACAACCAAAAGCTCTATCAGAGTAAAACCTTTAGAATGCTTTAACATAAAAACCCCCTCATTGATTAAGTATGAATTTATTTAAAAATACATCAGTAGTATAATCACAACCATCAGTCTTTACAAAAATCATTCATAAATTTCTAAACAATTTTCATGTCCTTCTATTAAGAAGACTTTTCTAAGATCTTCAATATATTGTATGTCGGAAAAAGTAGCATTATGAATACTCTCAATAAGTTTACTTTGAACTTCCTTTATAGAATTTTTTATAATAGATTGAGATCTCTTTAAAAATTCTTCTTTAAGATAACTTTGTATATCTACTATCTTATTCGTGGGGATTGGGACGGCAGTTATAGGGGTAATAGTCATTTCACCATTTACCATCCAATGCACAATCGCAGAAATAAATTGATTATTTTCATTAGATATAAGTTTCATTTCGATTCCTTTAATGATATCCTAACGAGTATTATTAAAACGATATATTAGACCTCTTTGACGAGCCTCTCGTACAACAGTGATAAGACTCTTCAAATCAAACTTATGATCATTACCACTCAAACAAATACCCGCAGTAATAACCATGCGTTTATTATCCTTAGAAATATGGCTGATAAACTCTTCACCATCAACCCTATAAGTTACACTGTAATGATCACTACGCTCAGTAAATCGAACAAATCTTCCTCCAGCATGCTCAACATCACTTTTAAGAATGCTCTCTTTTTTATTTTCGAAAAATATTTTATCAAATCCTGTTCGAAGCGTGTATGCAAGTTTTTCTTCAAAAGTAAGATCCTGATATTTAATTCTTTTAGGATCAACAAATTTTTCCAAACTCGTTCTGAGATAATCTGATTTCATGGGATTATTAGCCATATCAACACTCTCAAACCATAAATTAACCCCATCATACCGAGTAAGCACACGATCAAAATTAAGTACGGTGTCATCAAAGAGTAATACAGGAAGCAGTTCATTAGGAGGAAGCTGATACTTATTATTTTTATCGGGTACAGCAAGAAAAACTTTGTCCTGTTTAAATGCCAAAGTTAGTCTTAACTTTCCAAGACATTTTAAATATTTTTCTCGCTCAAAGATATCAGCCCCACCAACAATCATAGCTCTTTTATAGTCGATTGGGCGAATTTTATACCATCCAGGATTAACTTTTTTTATTTTAAATTTATAAATTAGTCCATCGATAGTAGTCATTACAGTGTCATTGTAGAAAACAGGAGAAATAAACTCAAGATCAGTGATCTTTTGTTCCTTCTCTCCAATTTCTTCAATAATGTTTAAAACATCAAGACCCATAATGATACTCTCCAAGTGAGAAATCCCCACCGAAGTAGGGACTGTTTTATCGGAAATCTCCACGAGTAATAAGTGGAGTATCCATGATCTCATAAACAAGATCTAATTTTGAAGTTTTTGCAAGAAGAGGTATCAATCCAGGTAATGAATAATAATCATTACCTGCAGGAGTATACATGTCATACTCAATCCCCGCTTTTTTCAAACTCTGAGAAAAAGTATTTTCAGGATAACCTACATGAATAATCACAACATTTGGACGAACATTAAACTTCTGAACATATGTCTCATATACCCGAAAGAAAAAAGGATTGGAATTCTCACCCTCATCGGTAATTACTACAATGCTCTCTACAACTTTATTTTTCTTCATAAGATAGTCAAGAGCACACCCCATAGAAGTACTTCCACCAGGACGAACAGCTTTAAAAGCATTCTCCCAGTCAGTTAAAGTACGACCCTTAGGTACTATTTCCATAGGCATAATATCAAATGCTATCACACTCAAATCGGCTACCGTAGCTCCAGAAATAAGTGATGCTACACTCTTACCTACCTTAATAGCCTCATGCATAGAACCTGACCGGTCAACAAACACTGCCGTAGGTTCGGTAATAACTCCGCTTTTCTTAACCTGTGAATCAGCAACCCTATCCAGCTGCTTCAGAGTCTCTTCATCTTTAATACGACCAGTCTTAGCAGCAGTCTTTGATTTAAGAGTGGAAACATTTTTAGATTTCTCAGCCCTCTTAAGCTTCTCCTGGATCAATGCTTTAGTTTTATCATTCTTCATAGCACCCTTCTCTTCAAGAGATGCCATGTTATTAATAACCTCCATAGGTGACATACTATTAATAAGTGCTACTAATATTGAAGGAGTAATCTTTTCAACTAATCCAACAGCAACAGTATAGGGGATCTTATTCTCCACAATTAATTTAGCTGCTTTGACAGGGCTTGCTTTCGCAATCTCTTCAAGAACATTCAGCTTTGAACCTTCAGGGATCTTCTTATCGAAAAGAATTGCCTGAGCTCGATCACTACGAGGAAAACTTCTCTTACCATCAACAAAGTATAAAGCCTTAAGATCTGCACCATTTTTAAGTACTACAGCATCAAAACGCTCAGGATCAGACTCCAACCACTTAAGATATTTAAAGACATCTGATTTAAAAGAAGTTGGGATATTAGCTTTTAATCCCACCTGTTTCTCTGAAATAGTTACCTCATCAACCTTCTTACCCTTCTTACCAGTACTGATCTTATTACCAGTTTTAGTACGAATCTTAACCTTTTTACCCTTGATAAATCCAAGAATTTTAGCTTTCATAAAGACAGCATGTTTCCGGAAAAGAGCAAGACCTACCTCACGATTATCAATAAAAGGATCAGTGATCAACATAGCTGTGAACACCTCATTATGATCGCGGATTTCACCTTTCTTCAAATACCAGCATGCAAGATGTGAATAGAATAAAGGATCTTGCTCACGTATTTCTGCGTGAATTTTTTTTAAAGAGTCCGTGTCCCGGTGAGGGCAAGTCATAAAAGAATTCAATATCCTAACCCGGATATCCTCCTCAGCTGCAGGAGTTGCCAAAGTAGTTGCACGACGAGTCATATTTATGCCTCCAATTTTATCTTATTTTTATAATATGGGAGACTTTACAAGTACTCCCTTAAATTTATCCAAATACAGTATCCGCTCTTACTGTGATGTTTCCGTTTTTGTTGATTTCGACCTTATGATCTGAAAACTCACCTACACCAACATCATAATGCTGAGCTAAAGCCATTACAATTTGATCCTGACTAACTGTAGATGGTGTTGGAGTCGTACCCTCAACTATACCGAGTTGCTGATATCGCTCTACAGGGAACAAATCTTCAAAAACAAAATCATCAGTATTTCCTCTAAACATTACATGTACGTCTGACATACACACCTTCCTTTCCTGAATAAATATAATGATGTGTCAAAAACTTTTAAAATAGTTATTTTGCTATTTTAAATCGCCATCGAACATATACCTCTAAGTCTTTATCATTTATGTACAAAGGTGTTTGCTCAAGTTCTGTTTCGAAAACAAATTCTATTACTTTTTTTGTACTATTAGCTTTCAAAAGATTTTCCGTCAGCCATTTTCTCAAAAACGTATAAACATCTTCCTCAGTAAGTTCTTCCCTTGATGCTTGTACACGTCCCAAGTATATAACTTTTTCATAAAAATCAATTGATGCATCACTTCCCACAACACTACTGATAACCTCATTCAGTATTATACAATCTCTCATTGTGTACTTATTCGGCATACCTTTATTAATATACTATTTTAAAATAAATTTTGAAATAAAAAACCTCGACAAAATTTTTAGTTCTATCGAGGCTTCATCTCAAGTCATTTTTAGAGAGTCAGTATTAGATAGAACACTCCTTAATCCACAGTACTGGATTACCTTGCGGCATCCTCGTACTTTTTTCTAATGTTGTTATAATAAAATACTGTCTCATAATTTTCACTTTTGTTTTTAAAAGTAGAACTAAAAAAATTTATGAAAAACTACGCATAAGTCGCAAGTGCTAATTTTTGGCATCAAATGAAGGACTTGAACCTCCGACTTATTTCTTTGCAAGAAATCGTCCTACCACTGGACGAATTTGATAATGTAAGCATCTACAGTAATTGCGTAGTTTTTATTCATATTAAAAAAAGCAAAAAAGGTTTTTATCAAGGTCTTTCGTACTTTTCGGAACAGCTCTCTACCCCCCATGGGTAGCGCCATTCCGGATTTTATTGATTCCGCATCAAAATGTAAGTCCGATAGGTAAGGATAAAAACCCTATAAATTTATGTAAAAAGCTGGTATAAGTCGCAAGTGCTAATTTTGTGCGATTACGAGGGTTTGAACCTCGAAAAGCGAGAACCAGAATCTCGTGCCTTATCCGATTAGGCGATAATCAATGTAAGCATCTACAGTAATTACCAGCTTTTTAATTTCAATGATCTTAATAAAAGTGGTTGAAATTACATAAGTCGTGTATGCTAATTTGATGGATTTGAACCACCGACCCATTCGTTATCAGCGAATTGCTCTTACCAACTGAGCTAATGTAAGCCTTCACCGTAATTGTAATTTCAACTACATCAATAATAATATATTTTTTTATAAAAAACAAATACTTTTTTATAATGAGTATAAAATTATATTTAATATAGATCGTATAAAAATATTTTTATTTATATTTTTTTTCTTCGATTTCCATCCCAGGAAATTTACCTTTTACTGCCCGTACAATTGCATTTTTAAGCTCTTCAACAGATCCTTCCCACCAGGAAGGTTTAGAATCTTTAAATTGACTTAATCTTTGAAGTGCTGACCTTCCATGTGTTTTGTCAGGAATAGGGTAATGATCTTTTCCGTCATTAACCTTAGGATGAGTACTTGGAAAAATAGCAGCAGGTCGATTATCTCCCGCAGGAATTTTCTTAGCCATTTTTTCAAAAGTATTAGAAATTACATCAAGTTCTTCAGCCTCTTTAAGTAATCCTTGTTTCTCTACACTACTTGCAATTTTATCAATACTATCTACTATCGAAGCTATTTTATCTTTTAATAAAAACATAGAAACATCCTTTCACTTTTTATATTTTATTCTTCGTAACCTTTCTTCATCAAAAGGTCTACAACATTCTTTCATATATTCACTTTCAGGACAAAGACCACAATTTAAACAATTATAAGGGATAGTTTCCGCCCATTCTCGAAAAGAGTGAGCATATTTTTCAGTCCAGTCAATAGAAGAATTTTCTGAAACATCTCTTCCAGCACGTTCAGATTCTATCCAATTATGGATTTCAATTTGCCGTCTTTGCTCTCTATTAGCTTGTCTAACATGATCGCTTGGCCCCATCATTAACCACCCTGTAAAAAATGTACAGATTACATATGATGACGACAATAGGTTAATGTTATTAAGTTACTAATATGAACAGATTATTATGTCAACTACCTCGACCACGAGGGTCGTGGTTTTCTCTCACTAGGATCATAAAAAAAGCGATAGGAAATAACATTCCAAATCGCTTCACCACACTCAATTAATACTAATATAAGACTTTTTTATCCTACAGGCAATCCATTTAACATACCATTCTTACAATCACTAAAATCTTTAAAACCTGCTGCAGCCATCCTATCAAATTCTTCCTGAAAGACAAAGTAAAGGGTCATAACAGAATCTGGAGTATCCTTCCAGGTATCAAGAGCATAATTATCCACAGGAAGTTCCTGACGAATCTTTGCCCCCGCTCCAACAGCCACTTCCTTCTGAGGAATAATACAACGTTCCTGTATAACAGTATTATCAAAAGAAGCACTTATTGAATATGCTGTTGCTATTGGCTCACCAAGTGAATCAAGTGAATCATCAGAAGAATAATCTCCCGAATATGATTGTTCTGATAGTGAGGATTTTGATACAGACTTATATTTAATTCCTTTATTCAGAAGAAAAGAACCTTTAGTAGTAGTAGGAAATGTAGAATACCCAATAGATGATGGAGAAACAAGATATTTCATATTATCACTTATGTTTATACCACGAGTTACTGATCTATATGAAATTCTTGGTTCTTTAGGACTATAAAAAGCAAAACCAAATGCTGGTACAGTATTCTCTTTACCAATCATATGTGTTGCTATATCACGCATCATTTCTTCTGTGAAAAAGAATTGTCTTACATCACCCTCTGATCTGAATCCATCCCACCATAAAGGAGTACCACTTACATAATTTCTATCAGGCCATTTATAACCACATTCAGGGCAAAATCGAAGAGCTTCAAAGTTACAACCATGCTTTGGGCATTTAGTCTCATATTTTTCCAGATGGAAACCAGTAGTCTGCATACCAGTAATAGGATTGCAACCTTTTACGGTTGGAATAATAGCTGTATTGTTCTCATCATTATTCCGCCAATTAAACCAAAGTCCTTTATTTGGTCTAACAGGGACAACAAAAACTCCTGGACCTTTCATCCAGTTTTCAGGATAAGACTTGAAGGAATCAGCATGGTAAACGGTAAGGGCATTTCCTGGGGGCAAACCAAATGTTTGTTCTCCTGTAAGACGCTCTGCTTCCATTATCTCTGCTTTAAAACCTTTGTGTTCCATTACTTTTGTAGTATTAATTTGCATATTATATCCCAGAAATAAAAATGAATTGATAAAGGGCTGACTTAACAGCCCCATTACTGATCTTTAGTACTGACGATTACCCGCTACGTGAAAAGGATCCATAGGAACAATAGATGGACGATTAGCAATTTTCTTTAACTTCGGAAGATTACCCATAAATCGTAATTCCTCAAATTCTTTAAAGATAATAGGCCATGTAATTTTAAGATCATCAATACCCTTTGCAGCACTTACTATTACAGCTTTACGATCAGAAGCTGTCTTAGTATTGATTTTTCCGGAGTCGACTACCAGCTTGATGTAAGCTCTTTCATCATCACCGATACCCGCAAAGTTTGAAACACAATCTGAGCAATACCCTTTCCAGAGAATTTCTCCGCAAATAGGACACATTTCAATAATGCGATCGTTAAGATTTAGTTCGGAAATCTTATACACTGAAGCAAAAGTATTATTTTCATAGGGGATTATAGTAGGATTGTTTCGCTTTCGGGCAGATTTTAACATCTCCAGTGTGTAGTCAATATCAATCACTTCTTTTCCTGGGGTTTGAGTACCAGCTTTTAAAACAATAAAAGGCTGACCTTTCACTCTTCTATTAATTTCCTGTTCTGTCAATTCATCACGATTTTTATCCCAGAGAATCAAAAGATCAGTGTCATTCATCTGACCAATTGGTTTGTTTGCCTGAATAAATTCAATAATAGCTGAATTTCCAAGATTAGCAGACTCAGCATTATCCGGTTTTATTACTACAGGGGATTCTTCTTCAAAGGGATCATTTCCTTTGAGATATATAGAAGCAGCTTTGATACAAAATTTCCCTTTGTCTTCAAAAAAGTTTTGAAGAATTTCAAAAAGGTCTTCCTGAGTAACCATTTTTGAATTGAGGTATTTCAAACCGGAATCATCTTCCGAAATACCATGATCTTCAAGAATTTTTTTTAATTTGGGAACTTCTGTATCTTGGAGTTTGAGGGATTCTGCAGCTTTTTGAAAACGTGCAGTTACAGAGGCGAGATTAGAGGTAGACATAACACTTCTCCTTGTGCTTGCCGACGTATAACGGTCAGCGGTTTTTGAGCATCTCGATAACAGCGGCTCACCTGTACATGCCTTTAAACCTGCATGTTCGGTTTTGTGAGTCCTATAATAATCTTATAAGATTCACGAATATTTAAAAACTATATGGTTACCAAAGTAATGTCAATAATTTTTTTTAATTATCATCAATTATCATCAATTATCATCAATATCTAAAATATCTTTAAGAAGACTCACTTCAAGAGGGGTCATTAATTGATCACCAGATACTTTAATCTTTTCTGTTAATGCTATATCAATCTCTTCATTTTGAATTTCTTCAAGCTCTTTTTTACATTCTCTTTCTAATTCTGATGTATCAAACAAAAGTTTACCATTAGTATCAGATAAAGGATTTCCAATATCATCTTTTTTACAATATTTATCAGCTACAGCTTTTCGTGCTCTCTGTACTATTTGATGTTGAGCTATTAAATCTTCTAGGCAAGAGGAAACTTCAAGACAACTTCTAGCAGGCATTTTTAAGTTCATGACATTTGTAAAAGCTTCAATAAATTCTTTTTTCATTATTAAAGAGTTTTTGATAAGCATATTTAATCCTTATGTTATTTATTTTTATTTATATATATAAAAGTTTATTCTACAAATAAAACCCCGGCACATACAAAAACTTTTTTAGAAGAACCTGTAGATTGATCTCTTAAATAAATATATTCATAAGCAAGTCCTAGTGTACCTATATGAGCACCAGTAGCATCAATAGGATAAATACTTCTAGTATACATTGGAACTAATGCATCAATATATGATGCACATACACTAAATGTTCTTGCACTATTTACAACAATATCTAAATTAGGTCCGGAAATATACCAAGTACCAGTCATGGCAACATCTACACTATACATTCCTTGAGTAGAATAAATTTTATTAATATAAGCATTAGTAAAAATATTACTACTATCTCCAAGAGATATACCACTCCCAGGAATAACATCTCTATTAACATAGATACTACTGTCATCTACATGAAATGCTTCTGATGAACTAGAATTTGTATAGACACTAAAGCTAGGAGCATATACCGTTAAATAATAATTACAATCATAATTACCTAATTGTATACCATCTTCATCATTTACAGAAATAATTTTATCCTCAGGATGATTGAGATGATACATATCAAAAAATTGAACATTTATTCTTATATTGTCTAAACAAGAAGCACGACCAATTGTTAACAAATCTTCTTCTTCAGGAGAATAAATACGATTAGCAAGAAGATCTCCTACAAAATCAGTAGCATAAATTTTATTATATGTACAAAGGCTTGATCCGATGTTATATGTTGGTGCATTAGGTACTATATCATTTGTCTTAAGATCTCCTCTTACTTCTAAGATACCATCAATAGGTAATAGAAACCTTGGTATACCACCATCCTCACCAAAAAGATATTCTTTAGTATTTACAATAATAGAATATTCGTGTTCACCACTAAAAGAACGAAAAGTAGACGATACCGTTTTATATGTTATCGTACCTTGCTCAGCATTTGATGCGATTATAAAATTAGTACTTAAAGTTATAGAATCTTCAGTAATTTCAAAAGTATCACCAATAGTAATCTTATTATCAGAACCATTAATGACAATATCACCAAGAATCATACTCGGAATGGTAAGATCAAAAACTCCAACATCAATACCCGATCGACCTATAAGCCTGATCATATTCTTGGCAACATTGATTTCAGAACCAGCTTCACCCGGTACAAGACTTACACTAGGAATAGAATTATAAGGATCAAAAAGAGTCTTGTAAATTTTGGCGATAAAGTCATAAGATCTTTCATCACCTATCCTTTGTGTACGTCCCCATTCATCATCATCATCCGTTTGAGGAGTGTTAATGATAGCACCAGGTAGCATCTCATCACCAATACCGTAATAGACACTCTTTGGACCCTTAGAGAAAGAATCATAAATAGAACTATATGAAAGAAAATCGCTGTCAGCCATTACAGACTCCTTATGAATATCACAATAAACGTACTATTAATAAGGATATACATTAGTAGATTATTATAAGATTTAAAAATGAATGTAAAAAGTATTAAGTTTCCTTTAAAAAATCAATCTATTGGTTTAATTACCAATTTGAATGTGACATAACACTTAAATTTTTCAGGATGACGAAGATATTGCAAATAATGTTCAATAGGAACTTCTTCATCCTCAGATTTACCAAGTACTTTAAAAGCCTCAGTATTCCCATGCTTCTCTATGACAAGCTCTCCCTTATGCTTATACTCTATCGGAGAATCTGTAGAAGGAGTATCATCATCTATAGCATCAGAAGATGTTTCAGAAGCATCAGAATCAAGATTATTCTTTTTATAATTTTTTTCTACAGATTTAAGTATCGTAGGAACATCTCTAGCCGGAGATTCATGTTCCATAATAAAATCTACGGTATCCTTAATAACATCCGGATCTTCAGTTTTTTCTGAAATTTTAGACCAATGAGAATCATTAAAAGTAGAGTCACCTATAGGTTTAGAAAGTTCTGTTATAGCTTCCTCTGGTATTCTACCTAAATCCTGAGACAATGTGGCAAGTCTCTTCAATCGATGCGGAGTAACTTGTAGTATCTCAGAAATTTCTTTATCAGTCTTATCCATACTATTTAACTTTAAATATGCTCTATTTAAATCCATAGGACTAAGATTTAATCGTTTAATATTCTCATCCAAAGAAATAAGAAAAGCTTCTTCATCAGTAGCTTCTAAAATTACATATTCTTCTGGAGGAAGCTCGTAATCCTCTCCATGTAATTTCTTTAAAGCTTCCAACCTACGTTGACCTGAGACTACCTCATAAACCCCATCATCCCGGCATCTTAGTGCCAACCTATTAATAAGATGATGTTTTTTTATCGATTTAGCTAAGTTTGAAATATTTCCAGCATCAGTATCCTCAACAACAGTACGAGCATTACATTTGGAAATAATTATTTCACTTATTTTCATAATAGGATTCCTTCCATAACCGTTTAGAAAAGACTTTCCGAAACTATGTCTATTACATCCGATTTATTATCTATTTTCTTTTCTTCCTTTTTTTGCATACCACCTATGATCTTAATAAATTCATCTTCATTAATCAATTTAACTCCGAGTTTCTGAGCCTTTCTATTCTTCGATGTTCCAGAATTTTTATCATTTGTAACCAAATATGTGAGTCCATCTGACACTGAATCCTTTGAAATACCCCCAAGGTCTACCACGGTTTTCTGAAACTCTTTTCTACCCATAGAAGATAATGAACCTGTCACACAAAATGACATCCCCGTCAAAATACCCTTTTTCTTTTCTTTAATCTTAATAACCTGAAGAAGATCATCAGCCATAGGCTTAATCTCGGAAATACCATTACAAACACTATGGGCAGAAGTTTCCGCAAACCCGGCAATTTTTTCCAAATCCGAGGGTACTACACAGGCAATTTTTTCCCATGACTCATATTTCTCCACCAAAATTCCTGAGGTGGTCTTGGAGCATGTAGGAATACCAAGTGCTGTGATAAACTTCTCAAGATATAGCTCTTTTGTCTCTTCTATTGTTTTAAAGAATGTTTTTACGGTTTTCTCCCCAATACCCTCTACCGCTATAAAATCATCTGCAGTCAATTTATATAAATCAGATACCGATCTTATTTTACCTAAATCCCACAACCTAGAAACAAATCTCTCAGAAAATCCCTTCATATCAAGAGTCTGTATCCAATAAACTATTCTATTGATATCTCTCTCCTTGCATATTTTATTCCGACACCAAATATTTACTCCATCATCTTCTACAGGACCACCGCAAGAGGGGCATACTTCTGGTTTTGGAAATGGATCTCCTTCCATGATAACTTCTGTAACTTGTGGGATTATATCTCCCTTCTTCTCAATAGTAACTTCAGCGCCTACTCCTATACACATTTCTTCCATATAAGCAAAGTTATGGACAGAAGCTTTTTTAATGGTACTTCCCATAAGTTCTACATCTTCAAGTTTAGCTACAGGAGTAATTTTACCAGTACGACCTATTTGAAGTAATATATCTAAGACTGTTGTCACACTTTTTTCAGATTCAAATTTTAAAGCTATCTGACCTTCTGGACGATTTCGTTTTGTTCCGAGTTTCTCCTGAAGATCAATATCATTAATCTTTAAAACAAGACCATCAATTTCATAATCATATTTAGTACGTTGTTTATCCCGAATCGATTTATAGATTGCTATAATTTCTTCGATCGAATGACAGATAAATGTTTCTACCGTAGTAAATCCTAACTTTTGTAAAATTTCAATTTTTTCAGTTTCCTTTTTTACTTTAGCATTAATATCATAAGCTATTACCCTGATATACTTACTATAAGAACCATCAAAACGTCTACTGATACCACTTGCAGCATTTCGAGCATTCTTATAAGGTTTTTCTCCCATCTTTTTTCTTTGTTCTTGTACAAGTACATAGTCTCTTTTTGGCAGTACACCCTCACCACGAATTATTATATCATTTTTAATAGGTGTAATTAAAGGAACTTGTCGAAATAACAAAACATTCTCATAAATGTTTTCTCCGATATACCCATCACCCCGTGTTAAACCACTCTCAAGTTTACCATCACTATAACAGATTTCTAAAGAAAATCCATCTATTTTATGTTGTAAAACCCATTCTAATTTTTTAAAACCAAGTTCAGCAAGAGTTTTCTTAACCCATTCTCGAATTTCATCTTCTGATGAAACCTTGTTTTGGGATCCCATAGCAATAATATGTTTTTTCTTAGACCAAGAGCTGCAGACTGAATGACCTATCTTAGATAGTCGGGGATGATCCGGAGGAAGATTTCGAAACACTTTATCTTTAAATGCATCATATCCAGCATCATCAATAAGAGGCTCACTATTATAGTACGCATTTTCATACTCATCTAATTTCTTAAGCCATCCTGCTATTCTATCGTTCATAAACTATCCTCATCATACTTTAGATCATTTTTAAAAATTTGTCTTCGCTTTTTTTTATGCATCTTCTTTATTTCTTGTCTCTGTACAGAACCATACCCTACATAACTATCAAGAGTTGTGCCGTCTCCAAAGGAAAGTGTAACCTTTTTTTTCTTTTCCATTTTCGGGACACTTTTAAAACAAGAGTGTGAACTTCTATTGGTACTTCCCCATGAAGGCATCTATTACTCTCCAATTTTTTCAGTACAGGTTAATTCTATAACAATATTCATCATATTATTAGTTAAAACGTACATATTCTTTTTACGCATGTTTTTTATGGTACAAGAGCAAGGAATGAGAATTCTCCAGAATTTAGATGCCTTTTCTCTCTCTAAAACGATCTTCTTTTGCTCATCAGATAACCCATCAAAAGATATAGAAGAAAGCATTGTGAAATCTTTAACATCACTAATTTGATTCTTATCAACATCCATGATTGTTCTACCTGTACCATAACATTTGTTACAATTACTTTTTCCGAAAGACATTACTTCACGAATGGGGATATGCCGAGGTTTAATTATAAAAGTTTTTTCGCCATTATTTTTTTCTATAGTATCATAGGAGAAAACTTCTTCACTCACAAACTTCCTGGAATCCATAATTTCTTTATAAATAACTTTAGCGAGAGTAGGATTAAAGGCTTCTTCTACATCATATGTTTTTTTTACCTGAGTCTCCTCTAACATTCTTCAACCCCCTCCGAAAAAAATAAGTTTAGATAAATCCCGATCGCTTTTTCTATTTTAAGCCTTTTCAAAGATTCAAAATCTTTAGCCACTAATCCTATGTGCCTAGCAAGATCCCAAGGAGAATTTATTTCATCTTCACACTCAGCTATTTGATGATAAATTGCTTTCTTCATCTTAGAGGTTAGTCCTTTTGTTTTACAAATCTCTATTGCATCAGATTCAGGATAAAAATTAGATCTATCACAGTCAGATTGTTTCTTTTTTAATCTTTCAAAAATTTCCGGAACTTCATCATTTAATCGAATAAGCATAGCTGGAAGTATATCTTTAAGACTTGAAGGTTGTAATCCTTTATAATCAGATTTGAAAAAAGATTCTCCCCCATAATTTGCTACACAGTATGTTTTTGATATTTTATTATATAACAGCACATCGATAGTTAATGGGCAAGCATCTAACTCTGAAGCGGATATCGAAAAACCAAGCTGTACGGGACCATTAAAATCATACTCTTTCTCAAATAAAAATCTAGCATGAAATATTAAATCATCTTTATTATCCCCATAAACACAATCCAATTTAAGAGATACCATAATAGAATCTCGAATAATTTGAATTAATTCATAAAGAGGAATAAAAGATTTAGCAGTAGAAGTAATAGCTCGTATAATAGTACACCCATCCGATTCCCTAATTTTTAATATATTTTGAGCTTTCTTAACATCATCCGCTAAACCTGCTTGCCATGTTTTAATGATATTCATTTTTAGGGTAGGTCGACAGGTAGCAAAAAAAGAATAAGGGATACCTATTATTTTACAGAGTTGTTTTGTTGCATGTATTACTTTTTCATCTTTTGGATTATCGGGGTCAACTTTGAAATATAAGCGATTAGAATAATAATTTTTATCTTGAAATTCTATATAAGTATCTTCATCAACAATCGTATAGTTTATTGTCCTTAAATCTACCAATAAATCTATGCACCTTTTATGCCACATCTCTAAACGACCACACAAATCAGGAATATCATTGGAATTATCTTTTATATCTTCATGGACTTCTATAGTATTAGGTAGATTTTTAGAAGACAATTTATCTCTTGCAATACGTTCTGGTAGCTCTTTCTCAAAGAAGTCATCATCACCATTAAGAAGTTCTTCTACATCAATGTCCATGACTCTATCCCCATATCTTCTTTAAGAGTAACTTCTCCATTTTTAATCCAAGACAATATCTTCTGAATATCTTTTTCATAATATAAATTAAAAATTGGTATATTGTGGTATTGAGCTATTCTAATAGCCTGACCGGTACCTCCAGAATCCTTTCCATTATAAGTATAACAAATGACTAATTTTACTGGGTCATTAAGTTGTTTTCCAAGTATTTGGTATCCATTCCTGGCGATTAGTAATTTCGTAGTATTAGATAAATATTTCCAAGAAGAATGAAATTTTTCTGCCAGATCCATTGCTCCCTTTGATACCTTATAATTCTTTGAATCATTACCATTAAAACCCTCCCAGGGTAAAAAGATACTCTTTCTCCATAAATGTGTGACCCCTTTCTCAAAAGCTTTATCTGCCCCCTCAGCTCCCCCTGAACGTAAGACATACTTTTGACTGTCCATAAACTGTGCTATTTCAGTCATAAATTTCATAATGTTAATAGGAGTTTTACGCGATCCTATTCCACTATAAGCATTGATTATCATATTGTTTCTTAATTTTTTTGTTTGTAGAATTTTTACGACATCTTAAGGAATACAATCGCTTAACCGCCTGGGCATAGGGTTCATCACCTAGAGCAGATAGGTTACCTTCTTGATATTGCCTTATATTTTTATTTAAAAGTTCTATATCAAAAATAATTTTTCGATATTTCTCTAATTTAATATTTTCTTCTCCTAACTTAGCATCTTCCATATTTCGAATTTTTCTTGAATTCTTTTTTTAATAATCTTAACTAAATTATTGCTTACCCCTAAAACTATTGCTATTTCCGAAGAATTACACCCCTCCACTTTTTTATCGAGAAAAATAAACATTTGCTTAGCACATCTTTTTGATTCTGTATGGGTTATATATTCTTTAAAATCATTCAAGTATAATTTAAAAAGATCTTCCTCATCATCATCAATAATTCGAGGAGTACATGGAGCATATTCAAATTTATAGGGACCTGTATCTTTAGTTGTATATTCCCAGATATCTTGCATACCCGAATATTTTTCTTGAGAATTATTTACTTGAGTTATAAATTTGTACTGTACATTGACATTCTTTTTTGCCATTTGAGGCATTACCCAACAAATTAAAGTACCTATGTAAGAATCAAAAGATCCTTTTTCTTCCCTATACCTCTCAAGAGCTTTTGTTTGTATCATTTTAACATAAAATTCTTGTAGATGTTCATGTACAAGTTCTCGATCGAATATCCCAGTTTTGTAAATGAAAAATTTTAGCAACTGGTCTCCATTTTTTTCCACAAACGATTTTATATCTCGAACTATTTCCATAAAAAGACTCCATTAATATATGTGACTATTTAAGATATAAAGTACAAAGGACTATAAAAGCATCTACAGACATTTTTTCTACAGTTTTGTGAAGAATTTCTCCATTCTTACCTATAAGACAAATTTTCATTTTTGGACCAATATAGAGATTATTATCCGTTTCTTGGATCATATCAAAAATGAACCTAAGTTTTTTTGCAGAAAGAGTCTCAAAATTTACAGGATAATTGAAATATCCATCTTTATCTATATTTTTACTATAATCTGCATCAACAAAAAGATTTTGTTCTACCTTATTTATCAACAATTTAGAATCATTTTTCTTTGCAACCTCCCCTATTTGATTATTATCTTTTATTACCATAGTTCTACAATAGCTCATCGTTTCCATAGACGCTGTACCAACTATAGATGGGGTACAGTCTTTTGTACTCTCTTCTTCTACTACCGATTCTTTTGTCTCTTTCTTTACAGGCTCAGACTTTTTTATAGATACAGTTTCTTTTGAAGATTCTACTTTTTTCTGTATAGGATTAACTTCCTCTTTAGATTTTTCTTTTACTTCCTTCCAATAATCATGGTCTACGTAAAAAGTATCACCATACTCAGCATCTACCTCAAGGGGAACTACCCATTTTAATTTATCTGTGACATCCCTAATTTTCATAAGCTCACATAATTCAGGGATGATCATATGCATTTTTTCTTCTCGTACTTCAAAGAGTATTTCATCATGAACGGGAAGAAGAATTCTAATGTCTTCCTGAAGATTATTATCTTGTATCCACCGATATACTCTCCACATAGCTATCTTAATAACATCAGCACCCGTATTCTTACTGATTATCCCTACTGAATCAAATCTATGAAGATCAGAATGAACAGACAAAGTATAAGTCTCTTCTTTTTTGTCTAAAATAACCTTCTTTTTTAATTTGTAATGATAATATATTTCTTTTGGAAGATCACAATTATAGTCCTCTAACATAGATATCATACCAGGTAATGTTATAGCTTTACCAGTATTGAGTTTAGAAAAATAACTACAATCTTTACTACTCTTACGATCATATATGGGAAATAATTTAGAATGAAATTCTTTCCTTAAAAAATCTGGAAGAAGCATCTTATTAGAAGTATTACGACGTTTCCACTTAGTACTTTGTATCTCTAATAATTCTTCCACTTTCTTTAGATCTTGCCACTCAAGTTTAAAGTTCCCCCTATTAACAGGGTATATTCGTGAGGGTATTCCCAGAGTCCATCCTATGAGTTGAACATCTCGCAAAAGACCCATATTAGGAGTATGGAAACCATATCTATTTCGTCTTTTTTTACAACCATCCGTATCAAAATAACCCTGTAAAAATGACTTTCTCATACTGACTGGTACTTTGAATATTACTTCTGGAATTCGTTTATGCCTTGCATCATCAGATTTATATCCAAGCTTAGTAAAAAGGTCAACTAATCCTTTTGAATTTATCGACACCTGATAAGACTCTCCTTTAGCAGAGTAAATCTTATTAATTTTAGATAAACATAAACCAAAGTTCTCTAAAGAATTTTTAATATTAGGTAAATACTTTTTTATTTTTTCTTTATCAAGACATAAGGTTATTGATTGTCGAGATTTAATCCGAATATTCCCATACCCTATAACATAGCCCATAAGATATGCTATAAAATCCCACTGTTCTGGAGTGTTTATCTGAAAATTTTTATCATTATGTGCTATGGATTTATAATGATAATCTTCAGGGTATACACCAAAATCTTTAAGAGAAGGTATTGAAACACATATATCAGTATTTTCATCTATATTTTCAAAATGTCTAAATTCATATCCATTTCTTCCTACAACAAGTACTTCATGCCTCGTATCACATCTTAATATCATACCATTAGATAATTCTATTATTGCTAACTGAGCTTCACCTCTATTTAATACATCAAATGTTTCCCATGTAGTACCCGTCCATATTTTTAGATCTTCTCCATTATCTTTTAATTTCTTTATTTCAATTATAGGTATATATCCATATTTATCGGTTAAGCACTTCTCTTCTTTCATTAAACAACCTTGGATCGCTGAATTTATTGCACATCTATCACCTTTTGCTTGTATTCCTTTATCTGGATGATTATAATATTCGTCAAGAGGACGCCTTCTACCAAAAGCTGTTTTACTATACCCTCGTTTACGAGAAGCTTTACATTCTATTTTAATCCATTTTTCTAATCCAGAGTACTGTTTAAAGAAATTGAGTATCATTTTTTTAGCAGTATCATAAGCTATTTTAGCCTGTGCTGCAAAACCCCCTGCGCCCCCGCCGTACATCGTTAAGAAGTTAAGAGTGTTGTGTGTCACAAAACCTTGAGCTACATAAGTATGATCGTCTTCTATGGAGATATCCCACAGTTCAACTTTTTTTACTAATTCTATATTTTTTATTTTGGTATTCCAATATTGATTCTTTCTGGAGCACTTAGCCATTGGTTTAGTTACATAAGCTTTTAATTTATTTGTTTTTAATTTACTTATAAAACCTATTTCTTTTGCAAATTTATTAGCTGCTACTCTTCCCATCTGTACCTGATAATAATCTCTTTTATATTTCTTAGAAGGTTTAGTATATATATAAGCTTTTATACCGAATGAGCTTAACAATAAGACTATGTCTTGTGCTAATTCCTTATCTTTAATACATACAGATACTAAGCTATCAACAGTACCATCAGCTTCAAATAATCTTTTTAAAAATTCTTTTGAGATATACTTTGGAGATTTAAATATAAAATCAGGTACTCTAAATACTTTACCTATTATACACAAATAACCTATTAACCTAGCCCGTAAAGGATTTATCTCTATGTAAGGTAATGATTCAGAGATAAAATTATTATTTCCCTTATCCCAAAAATTAAAATGTACTTTATATATCTCTGTAGGATTGATCTGTTCACAAGAAATAGATTTTAATTCTTGTCCTTCTCGAAGATCTTCTGCTCTAACCCACTTATCCTCTGTTGTTAAAAATCTATGGTTATAACCACATATAATCTTATAGCCTGTAGTAGATTCTATAACCTTTGCCTTTTTTACGCCCATAAAATGAACTGCGGTCACTCTTTTAAGTTCTCCGGTATGTGTAACTACTTTATCCCCCTCTTTAAGCTCTTCAATAGGTATCCAACCCATTTCAGAAGCAATTAATGTTCCTTTAGCTACACATTTACCCATCGAACGCTCTTTCTTAGTAATCTCTGTTTTACCTGTAATAATCTTACCCGTGATAGTATGAAGGTCACCAATACCATGGAGAAACTCTTGTATCCATTTTGGTTCTCTTGAAAAATTAGTAGCAATCCTCAACTCTTCACCACTATAATCGATTGACACCATCTTAAAACCATGGTGTGCTATCATAGCTCTTCTTAAGTTTATTGCATGAGGGTCTGATTTATCATATGTTGGAATGTTCTGACAGTTTACACCACAGTATCCATCTACTAAAAGCCCCTTACCACCTGATCCACTAAATCTCCCTGTATCAGCTTGTACCTGATTAAGCTGAAACTTTACTTCATCATTTTCATCTGCATTTACTAACCAATTATGTAAATAAGTACTTCTAATTTTAACATAACCCCTATAAGTTAGAATTAAATTAATGATAGGGTTTTTAGTGGATACTAATTCAAGAATTTCACTATTAGTATGATGATGACCTGTTTTAGTCTTTATAGCTTTTGCAGGGTAAGGGAGCTTAAGTTCTTCAAAAAGAACAACACCAAGCTGTTGCGTAGAGTTAATATCAAATTCATGCCCAGCAATAGAAAAGATATCCTTAACTAATTTAGCCATTCTCTTTTCTATGTCAGCATTAACACTAATCAAATACTCTTTGTCTATTTTTACTAAATTTCTTTCCATCTCCATGGTAACAAATTGACAACGTTTCTCTATTCGATAAATAAACCATGGACCCATCTTTTCATTGCCGTTTATTTTATCTAATCTATTTTTAAGATATAAATACAAAGCCAAAGTATTCATACCATCCCCTCCACCGTAATACACTGCTTTTTGAGGAGGGACCATATGAAATGCTACAATATTCTTTTTAGTTCCCTGAATACCAAGATCGTTTATTTCAAGCTGCGGTCTATCAAGAAGTGTCTCAGATAAATATTTTAAACCTTTTATCTTCCTTGAAGCATCCTCTATAGATGCCATTAAGTAAGTATCTTCATACTGATCTATACTATCAATAATTATTCCATTAGCTCTAAGTATCTGTCCATCATATTTAAAGTTGTGAAATATTAAAACACAATTTGCAACTAATCTTTTTGTCTCTCTTAGTATAAAAGAAAGTGAAACATTAAATTCTTGAGCATCTTCATGAGCTATAGGGATATAAATTCCCTCATCAGGGTCATGAGCCAAACAAAGACCTACTATTTTTGCATATGTCCCACCCTCAGGATCTTCCCGGGTATTAAGACCAGTAGTTTCGAGATCATATGAACAAATACCTTTTTCTATACATCTATCAAAGTATTCTTCTATTTCATGCTTTTTTGTTAACAATCTGAATAATTTAGTTTTCATCCAAGGTCGAAGCTCTATAAGCTCCTTTACTTGCACTTCTGTAAATTCATCCAAACTTGCTGATGCTATATCTATACCAGACTCTGCCATATTTATACCTTTTTCTCTTTTAATCTTTTAAAAACTCTTAGCATACTCGCCTTTAACTTGGCGAATTGTTCTTCAAATTTTTCATCTGATATTGCATATTTTAGCATCATATATGCATAAACAAATTTAGTATAGATAGATTGTTCCACTTCATCTCGCACAGCAGTAATAGCCATATATATTTTAGCTATAGCTAATTTTCTATTATCTATTTTTGGGATAACTTTTTTCGTTAATATCTTTACATGCTCTTCAGTAGCTTCCGGTAAAACCGATATATCAATTCTATATTCTTTTACTATATGATTGATAGCCCCACTAAAACTTAATCCCTCCTGTTTTCTTATATATGAAATAAAATCTAACTTTTCTTTACATACCCAACAATAAGATGTATCAGTCTGTCTATAATACCGAGCACTCTTTTTTCTATCTACACCATGAAATTTACAGGAAAATTGTTCTTCATCAAGCTCACCCGTAATAAGCCCTTCCCTTTTCATCAAATTTCCTAATGAAACATTCTGTAATATTAATTCTTTTAAACTTTCAAGATCTTTCATACGATATCACTTATATCTATAATATTATCAGCATTCTCAATAGAATGAGTGTAGTTCCAAATAAATCCAGTATCAAAATCTATGCATGCATCAAAGGGCTTGAAAAATCTATTTCTTCTATTTTTAAGACAACAAAATTTTAATCGATTATTATCCCCATCATTATCAAACTTATACTCGGATACAATTAAATCTGCAGATCTCTCTATTTCATGATTATTACTTATTGCTGTAAGATCATATATTCCCTCATTCTTTTTCGCCTCTTTGTATCCATCACGATTACACTGATGAGGAGACAATATCCTCATTCCCATACCATTATTAAAAGTGATACACAATCTCTTTAGATTCTTTACAATATTATTGGTAGTCTCGTTGTGATCCCTAGAACGCTCCTCCTCATCAGCTCCCATGAGACTAATATAATCTATCACCCCAAATTCAAGATTTCTACCCGTAAGCTGGAGATCTTGCTGATACTGTCGAAACCTCAACTCAATATCAGAAAGAGTTGTTACCGTTTTATCTGGCTGCCAAATGTAAACCCTCCCATATACATTACCATCAGTATTGGTATCAAAGTCATCACAAACTTTGAAATAGTATTCTTTTTCTTCAGCATTTAATCGAGCATATATGACATTGTTATAAGAAATTTTACCTACGAGATGAGCATACTGGGGCCATAAGACTCTAAAACGAGGATTACAACTATGAAGAACATAAATTTTATCACGAATTTCTCTAAATGACATTTCCAATGTAATAAATGCTGTATTCCATCCCCCATATAATGCTCTATATGCCATATTAAGAGCAAAGGTAGTTTTACAATGTCCTGTAAACGCTGTAATAATCATCAACTCACCACTCTTAAGACCTCCTGTAGATTCATCAATATTCTGAAGCCAAGTTTGTATCCCGATAGAACCCCCTGGATTTGCTTCAGCTTTATTATAATCCTTTTTTGCTTCTCTTATGTCCTCTTCACTTATAATCTGACTCTCTGTTTTTATCCCATTTTCTTTTTCACTAAAAGGTCTGGTTTCTCTTGCAATATAGGATATTGAATCTGAGATGCCTTTTAGTTTAACTTTATGCCTCTTCTTCGTAATGACAAGACCACTTGAAGCTATTTTTTGAGCATTATTAAGAACTTTATCTAATTCTAAAATTTGTTGTTGTTCATTATACTGCTTAACTATCGTACGATAATCCATGCCAACATAGGGTTGCTGCCCTTTTATTTTATCGAGGATTACCAGAACCGATTCACTCCCCTCAACATTTTTAAAGTGATTTTTTATAAATTCAAAAGAGGGAACTTCCTGTACATCTGCATCACACTTTTTAATATATTCAAGAATAAAATAGTAGATATTCTTATATGCTTTTTCTTCCGGAGACTTGGGTATTATCTTCTGAAGAGCTCTAAAATTCTTTATACAATCCATTTGAGAAATTGTTTCTCTACCCTCAGCATTTTTTATATAAATAATAGATCTAAATATTTCATCTATTTCTATCATAATATCCCCTATACATTAGAAACAGCATCATTTAAATTTTTTTCATTCTTAATCAAAGATTCTGCACGAGAAACATACCCTTTAAATTTTTGCAGTGTATCCAAGTTAATGTGCTTATATGTTGTAAGATAAGACTCTAAATCAACACTATATTCTCGAGCTTCTTTTAGATGTTCTTCACTGTAAACATAAATCCAAGTAGGCTTTGCAATTCTACTACGATTTTTAATCACCTCTGAAACACAGTCCTTAAGACTAGTATATCGGGCACTGGAGGTAAACATCAATGCCATCATATCATATTGATTAAGATGACTCGTTGTTAACCAATCTCCTGAAGTACCTCTTGGAACATTGTACTGTTCAACGATAGTCCCTCCTTCAAGAATTATGTAATTTTTATACATAAACCCTTTTAAAAAATAACATTTTACAATGTAAAGAAAAATATCTTCTACACCATAAAAAATGTAATTTTTATTATTACCATATTCACTATGAACTAGTACAGAGTCCTCCGGGTGAGGCATACTTACGGGGGATAGTATTCCAAATTTTTTACCGATACTAATGTTTATTTTACAATAGCATGGCTCGGTATGGGGGTAGAGTGTTCTGTGACCCCCAACATTTTTTTCCACAAAACCAGTTGAGATAAAACCAGTGTCATGACAATATGGGCATTTTTCCATAAACTTTTATGCAACTTTTTTGAAAACTGAATTATATAGGGCATCAATTATGCCCTCTTCATCCTTAAACAAAATCTCATCATCTTTAAACTTTATTGCACCCTCAGCTATATCACCAATTACTTCACTTATTAAATTTTTCTTACTATCAAGGATATCAAGGACATGTTCATCGATAGTCTTTTGATTAACCATATGAAGAAGCAAAATATGTTCCCTGATACTACCTATCCTCTGAGCTCTACCAATAGATTGATAAAGATCCCCATAAGACCATGGTGTATCATAATAAAGTATTATTCCTGCAGCTTGCAAATTTATTGCTGCAGATCCAGCCTGAGTAATAAAAATAATCTTACAATCTTGCTTTAAATCTTGGAAATATTTACGAGAATCATTTCTTTCCTGAATATTGTTATCTCCGGTAATCTGTGTGTATTTTATACCAAGATCATCAAGTATTACTGATAATCTCTTAATACCCGTTTTAAATCGTGTAAATACAATTGTTTTTTCATCTGAAAGTTCTTGATCAAACAATCTTCTAAATTCGGTTTCTTTTGAACTCTCACCTTCTTCACCTAACCATCCAGGACCATTAGATACTAACTGACAATAAGATAAAGCAGCTATCTTATTTTTTTCTAAACCTTCTTTAGTAAGAGATTCTTCATATCTTATTCGAAGTAACTCATACATCTTTTCTTCTTTTTCAGTAGGCTGAGCAGTGTTATTATAATAAGATTCGAATTTAAAATATTTTTCTCTTATCAACTTACAATAAAGCTCACCGCTTAATGCTTTTCTATAAAGCTGTGTCTGTTCCTCAGACATTTCCAAAATAACCTTTCGAGAGATAAGTCGAGGAAGTTCATCTGCTACTTCTCTGGTTTTTCTTGCTAAAAAGAAAGGATCAATAATCTGCTTAAATTTTCCAAGATTTTTGTATCCTACTACTTTATTAAAAAATCGCTTTTTACCTTTTCTCCATAAAGACATTTTTTTGCGCACAGCATATTCATTAAGAAAAGCTATTTTCCCTGGAAAAATACCCGGAGTTATTACCCTATATATAAAATAAGCTTCCTCTAATCTATTTTTTATAATAGTTGCAGACATTCCATAACAATATGTTGCCTTATCCGATATCTCGTTAGCACCAAACCATGTTTTAGTTTTCCCGTTTTTAAATTCTTGGCAGTTACTTACGAGAATATTATTAGCGAAATAACTGTGATTATCCTCTACTTCAATATTATACTTGTATCTCGAAAAAGTTTTTTTAGAGTATTCGAATGGGGTGCTATATTCAATAACATCCTCACACCTTTCCCAACCATCATCTTCAACTTGATAAGTCTCCCAAAACCCCCCACACGGAAGCATAGATTTATACAACATGCACGGGGGTATGTAATCAGATATCAAGTGTAATAACTTTATGCTACTATCTTTATTTGCTCTTAAACTATATAATTTCTTTCCACTTTTTGTTTGAGGGACGATAATAAACTCGATTCCCCAAGTAACTCTAAAATAATCTATGATTATCTCATTCTCTTTTTTAGAAAAGCCATGCGTACTTAAAGTTACTTTATCCCCATGTCTATTAGAGTATGACCCATCATCACAATACCATATTGCTATCCCAATAGGAGTTAGGCTCTCCAACCACTTTTTTGATACAACTTTTTTCCCTGATTTATTAACTATATTTAAGTCACGTATAATATCTGTAATTGCAGTGGAGCACTCCGTACCAATGGTGTGCATAGGCTCTTTATTCCAACCGCTTTTCTGAATTGTTTCAAATGTTATGTGGTGAGACATCAGTTTTTTCTTAAAATCTAAGTAATCTAACCTCTTCCTTGATTGCATCATTTTTACTCCAGTACCAAGACCCTGAAGCAATCTTTTTATATATCGTATACTCCCATCACCTAACAATGATCCAAGTATAATCTGTTTTTGTATATCTGTTATTTTCTTTATAACCCCATAGACTATATCTCCTGGAATTAGCTCATCTGCTCTCTTTTTACCTAAAGATGTGTAGAATCCATGGTTAGGGCTACATATTACAGACAGAGTTCTTTTTCTTTTTACCTTGTACCAACGTACAGCCTCATTCCTAAAAAAACTTACAACTTTTTTAACCTCAATCTTATTAGTCTCAAAGTTAAAAGACAAGACATCTACGCTCATTTCTCTGGATACAATCTTGCCGATAAGTTCGGTAGTACCATCTGCTAATGTGATCGGGGTATGATAGCTAAAGCATTCGTCAAAGGCTACCTGATATGTAGGTAATCTATTTTCAATAATAAATTTATAATCTTCTTTAACGGCATAGTAGTTCACTATAAGGACATCAGCTTTTATAACCTGATATTGTGCCTTACGAGCTGCAAAACCCCTAATGATACAGCATTTGTGACCTGCTGCCTTTAACTCTTCTATTGTACCATACTGACCAGTACTCTTCATTCTACGTGTTTTTGGGTCCTTACACCGAACCTCACCAAATTCATTAGTGAGAACATGCACAGTGATACCTACACAGAATGTTTCAAATTCCTCTTTCCATTGCTGCATAGCTGATTTTGGAGTTGCTACTATAAGTTTAAGTTTTGGTTCCGTCATACGACGATAAACGTATGAGGTTATCATCTGTAAGGTGTTGTGGTTTACAAAGCCATTACCAACAAAGTTATGCTCTTCAGGAACATGAAAGTCTGCAAATGTATCTCTAACTTCTTCTACCAAAACTATCTTATCAAAATAGTAATTCTTATCTTGAATAAATTTTAAGATAGAATAGTTCGAAACTACTTCTTTTAAATTATGTGTCGCTATCGCTTGCATAAATGAATCAAGTAAATCATAAGTCAGTCTTTTCTTCTTATAAATAACTTCTTCAATCATTCTTTTTAAGCGATAACCTACCAAACCCTTCCAACCAGATCCTTTTACAGAAAAACCTTTATGTTCAGGAAGACTTTTTAAATGAAGAACGATATCCTTTATTGCTTGTTTTAATAAGGGTTTACCTATAGGTATTATATCTGTATTACTATTTCTTTTCTTTTTTGCTATCTGATTAAGAAGATCATTTTTTCTATTTGATATAAACCCTATCGTTTCTTGAAATTTGACAAGATCTCTACCACAAAAATAAAGAATAAAATAAGGCTTTCTTTCTTCCCTTATTTTTATATTTTTCTTTTTTAACCTTGATGTAATTCCAAAACTCAACAACAACAACTGTATTTGTTTTAAAAGTTCCTGAGATTTTGAAGAACAACTGATTATATTGTTTGATAGCTCTACACCACCATCCCCTTCAAAATATGCCCTTAAAAAAGCTCGAATAACCGACTTTGGGGACGACAAAATGGAATTAGGAACTGTTTGATCACCTGATCGTGCATCAGGATTAATCCCTAAAAGTTCAAGTACTCGTACTATTTCCAAACTATTTATGGTTATTTCTTTTTTATAATTTAGAACATCTTCGGATTGACTATATCCAAAAACTTCTTGTAATAACTCACGTATCCGACTATTAATAGAAGAATCAAATTGTGTAATAACCACGGTATACTTACGGGGACAATGCCCCTCTGATACATAGAAACCTAATAACTCTGCCAATGCCTCATCAAGATATCCTGGAATTTTATAATCTATAGAATGACTACTATCTTTTTTATATGTAATATCAACATAAGTATCCGAAAATAAACCTTCCCTACAAATACAAACATAGTCTCCCACTTTTAGAGTATCTAATCGTTTGTATTCAAAAGAATCAATATCCGGAGCATATATTGGATGGTGACCCAAACCTATTAATTCATAACCCTTCTGAGTTACTACCTTAATACCTTCTCTATCACCACAATAATACACAGCATCAGGTCTAACCGCACCATTTATAGTAAGCAGCCCACAGTTACCTGAATACGGATAAAGAGTATCCTCTTTTGGGTTTTGTGGAATAAACTCTTCCAGTCTCTTAAAACCTTCAGTCGTGGGTAGGTAGGTATCTTTCGTTAAGCACTTACCTAAACCTACGCCGTCTCCCAAGACCATACGAGCGAGGGAAAGGAGATGAAGAGCTCCTATTACTTGATAATCACGAAGTTTTGTTGTGGATTTGAGATATGAGCAAGGTTTTAAAGTTGCTTTTTTTGCCCGTCTGAGTTTTTTTAAAAATTCATAGTTAGACGGAATGCTAGCAAATGCAGCCATCAGGTATATCTCCTGCTCAGATTTCCAGAAACGACTCTTATAAGACTATTAAATCTTATACAAAGTCAAAAACAATTCCAAAAAAGACAGTTTGTCTTATAGGGGCTAATTCAAGCTAAATTCGGACTATCAAACTTGAACCTCAGATTTGTAACCCCTTGTCCACTCTAAAGATATGTAAGAATGGTTTACTTTTTAAGACTCTGTCGAAGCGATACTATTATTAAAACTATATACAAAAAAAATTGGTGTCAACAGATTTATTAAAGTTTTTCTAAATCTTGAAATTGCTGCATTACTTGTGCCATTTCATCATACTTTTTTGCTAAAGTTCGATTTTTAGTAGCTTGGGTTCTATACTTATCAACTTCAGATTTAGGATTAATACCAATACCTTTTACGGTTGTACTGGTTGTAGTTGCTTCCTCTTCCTTAGAAGCTTCTTCTCCCATATATCCTGCAAGTATTCTTCGCGCCATCCGCTGGATTTTATAATTCTCAGATGAAAATCGCTTTTTATTTTGTTCCATAGGACTCCCTGTTGGTTTTTCCAATACATCTCCTTTTACACTGTTCTTATTCTGCTCATCCACAGATTCAAAAGGAGATTTTTTTTCTATATCAGGACTTTCTTCTGTTTTATTTAATAAAGAGGGTTCATTTGGATTCTCTTGCTCTTTTTTTTGTATTTTCTGAAGTACAGGTCCCACAACTTTATTAAATACCGCCTGACCTCCCATATAATGACCTCCCGGTACATCATCATTTTTAGGAATATCAAAATTAGGAAGAAGAAGCTGATTTAAATTAGTTGCCCAAATACGGTATTCATCAAAAATCTTCGAGAAATCAGAAAAATTAATAAATTTCCCTGCTGGTCGAGTTCGATTCAATAAAACATTCCCAATATTATTTGGAGGATCCTGATCTGAGAAAAGGGACTCTCCCGAATTATCTATATTAATAACCCCAGAATTACCTCGTTTATCAGAATAAAGTATAAGATCTGCTTCAAAATTCTCTATAGTAGCATTCGATTCTTCAGGATAAACTTTTTCACTACCCATTATCTTTGTACCCATAGGAGTTAAATCAGCTTCATAAACTGTTAAAGTATTACCATCTTGAGAATACTGGGTAGTAGCTATAATCACCTTTTTCCAGCTAAAATAATCAGCAAAATATTTACCAGTGTTTCCTCCCTGGAGTTTTTTTATTAAAGCATCTCTTTCCGGAGTATCACTATCCAGGATCTCTGAAAGATAACCAAATTTTATGCTATTTTCAGGAGGAGCATCAAAAAAATAATAGCGCCATCTCTGTACTGGTTTATCAATATTTTGTTCAGGATGACCTGATATACCCTGCTGCGGATTCATAGAAGAGGGTTCATCATCAGCCGCTACAATATTTCTTAAAACATTATTGAGAATTTTCTTACTTATCATATTAACCTCTAATTATAGGTCTTCCTACTATTTCAAAAATATCTACAACATCTTTATCTAAAAATGGGTTCAAAAGATTTTCCGTATCAATAATAGTTTCACCAGCTACTATCATAAGAAATATCTTACCCATAAGATTTGAATTATTATAATTATTATCAATTGATTTATATCCCTTACCCGATCTCATAAATAAATAGAATTGATAAACTTTCTTATTATGACCTGTAGATAAAGAAACCGTTTCTGGATATATAACATAAGGTCTACCCTCACCTACCTTAAATAATGAATAACCACTATCAGTTAACTTAAAGTCATTTCTTCCACGCTTTGCTCCTGTATTAGATCCAACCGTAAAATCATTTGTCATAGCATTTAAAGGATCTTGGAGTTTTCTTTTTGCAAATGTCATAAGGATATTATCTGGATTAGAACCAATCTCTAAAGGATCAGAATAACAAGTATAATCCGTAATGTTTGTCGTGGAAACCATACTCAATGCCGGAAGTCTATCTACTATATTAGAAATAATATCATTAGGAATATCCAATCGAACTATTTCATAATTAGCATCTAATACTGTTGCCTCTTTATATTTTTCTGCTAATGTAATAGAAGTATCTGATCCAACCGTAAGAATCCTATAAAAATAAGAAGAATCTTCTAATCTTATATAATCCCCCGCTTGAGCAAAATCTACCCATGATGTATTTGTGCCAACAACACTTCGAGAACCCTGTGTAAAATCTGCGATATCTCCAAAAGTAACATCACTACTAAGAACATAGTCAACAATGGCACCTGATCCTGAAGTAGTTATAACTGCTGAATTATCATCTATGACTTTTCCGTAAATAGAATCAGTTGTAGTATTAAGCATACCCTGATAAGGAATAGTCTTATAGTAAAAATTATAGGGATCTTCACCAAGTGTTACATAACTATGTACTAGTACCGGGACTCTCAATTTAACTAAACCTGAGGCTGCTTCTACTTTCATTATTGTAGGTAAAAATTCTGAAGTATACGTAGTATCATCTAAAATAGGATAAATAGAATTATCCGAAATATTTGTAATTTCAACTTCATCATTACCATCAAATTCATAAGCAAATGGAGTACCTTCTACGAAACCCATAGAGGTTACTGCTTTAGTTGCTATCTTGATAATGGGTTTGTCACCTGTATCAAGAGTATACTCTCCCGCAACTCCCTCTACTGCAATAGCTTCTATAAGCTCATAAGTATCAATTATACCCTTACCTTGTTTAGACAACTCAAAAAATTTAACAGAATCGGTGATAGAATAAGTGTCTCCAACATCCTCTATGAACTTACTACCGGTATAAAGTGTAATAATAACATCAGTACTAGGATAGCTCGCCGTGGTGATTATATAATCTGTGATAGCATATGGAGTAGTAGTAATCATTCTTTCTGAAGTAAAGTCAATAAGAACATCTCCAGCTTCTACTGATTTTACTCCAAGGATATAATATTCATTATATTTACTATCATCAAGCGTAAGTGTAACAGTGCCTGTCAATGAAGTAGTTCTATGAATAATAAGTTCATGACCAAAATTTGAAAGTTCAGTATAATTACCCCCACAATAATGAATCTTATCAAGAACATTAATATCTCCTGGATACCCATACTCACCAGGACTCGCTCCAAAATTAAGTAGTTCTGGTGTACTTTCATTATTATGTTTTAATAATACATCGTTATCACGAGTAGCAATAGTAACGGTATCATCTTTATTTATTTCAATAAATTCTTTTGGGATATCTTTAAATCCATATGAAGAGGAATCATACTTAAAAGTAAATTCCATAAATAAGCTGCTACTTGTTCCTACTATAGAATCAGAACCTGTGTCTGCTACAGTGATACTCGTACCATCAGAAGTCACACCACTAACCAAACCCTGATCAGGAGAATAAAATCCGTCTACTAATACTATTGTACCTGAAGGGAGTGTCACCTTGGATGCTATAGTAAATGTTCCTGCTGCCCAAACACCCACATTATTTATTTGTATAATATTGTGATCATGAGTTATTTCCGCATTACAAAAAGCACGACGTTTAAAAGTACTTCCACTAGTAGCAGAACCATCTCCAATACTAGGAATACCACTGATACTATTTACTCGTTCTATCTTTAATACAGTATTACCACCTGAACTTGGAGGAATAATATACCCATCCTCTCCAAAACCTTTTCTAAATACCGTAGCTAATTCTCCAGCCATTAGTTTACTAATAGTAGAATCAGCAATACTTTTAATACTTTCAGAAATAACAATTTTATGCCTTAAATCTACGATATCATCCTTATAAATAATATCAACTGCTTTATCATCAGGACGATCAGATCTATATCCTAATGCCATCATATCTTTAGTAACCATAGTATTATCGATCGTAGTAGAGACAAATTCATCAGTCGACAATACTCTTCGATATACAATGAACATTGGGATAGCATAAACATATCCATCAACTGTACTTAAAAATGCTTCATCAGTTGATGAGCCATCTCCAGAAATATATAGACCAGGATCAGATGATCCATAAGGTTCAAAAGGCTTGGTTGTTGCTGGAGAAGTTCTTCCTCCCCATGGATAAATAGGAATAAGATCAAATATTTCTTTGGTTACATCTGTTATTATTGATGTTATTTTCTTAGATCTTATACGATACTGTATTTGTACCCTTTTAGTAGTCTCACAACCTATTACAGGCCATTCAATTTCATTATCAGAATAAGGATTTGTAAGAACATTTCCGTAAGGATAAATATCATCATCAGTCCCTACTAATTTCCTCCATACTTCAAGATATACAAATTCAGACGATTGATTAGTAGGATCATTCAAGATAATTAGATTATTATTATCAGAACTATTCGTTGATTGAACAAGAATAGGCCATCCATTAACTATAGCAATATTATTATTTAATGATGCCAATTTAAAACTATTAGCAGTATACGTACTGGAACATAAAACATTCCCAGTACGAGCATCTGCTTCAACAGGATCCTGAAGAATATCATCAATATGCAACCACCCGGATGGTAATGATGCTTTTGCAAGACTTTGTATCTTCTCATTACCAATTTGATTTATAAGATTCCACTCTGAAGTTAAAGGAGGATGCCTGTACTGAAATACTACATTATCCAGATTTCTATCTTTAACATCAAGCACACGGGTCTGCTGATCACCAAAATATTCTGCCATATTTTTTACCTTATTCAGTTTTTACTGATGAAGTTATGCCTCATCATATCCAAAGGATATATTATTTCTTGTTCAAATTGAGGAACCTTAAGAGCAAATAAAATAAGATTCTTATAGTCAAGTTTAAGATCTTGGAACATATCCGCATTTATAAACCAATTTGCGGGGTAAGAAGTATTCTTTTTAAAAACCTCATCAATGTACACAAAATTTGAAAGCATTAATAGGACATCAGAAACAATAGATTTTATCTTCTCAAAACTATGAATAATATTAGGTATTAAAACAGTACTTATTACCTTCTTTTCTTCATCATAAACATTAAAAAGAGGTAACTCTAATTTATGTGTAAAACTGTCTATTGATTTTAAGATAATGCTTGTATAAAATTCGATTTTCTCCCAATCTTCATTCTCCATTGCAGAATCTCTCATCTTTTCTAAAATCTGCTGAGTGGGTTTAGCTCCCCACATACTATCTACAAGTTTACCACAGGTAATAGAGAGTATATCCTCTCGACAAACTTTCAAGGTCTCATTAATGTCATGAATAATCTGTGAAAAATTCCTTATCTTTTTTAAAAACTTTTCCGGAGCAAAAGCCTCTTCAAAATCTAATTTAACTGGAAAATTATGAGGAATCTCCATAGATTGATTTATTATTTTTATAGAAGAACCTAAATCTTTTTTTATACCACTAAGAATAGTATCTGATAATTTTGCCCCCTTTAACAAATAAGTTTGAATAGAATTCGGTTTTTGATTATCTAATCCACTAGTTATTAAATCTTTAATCAAATGAGCTATTTTATCATAATCAGTTCCTGTATCCTTACAATCAATAACATCATAACCATTTATAGAAATATTCGATAATTTATTCTTAGTATTCAAACCATAACAATTACTTCCCGCTTTAAATTGAGCAATTACCTTAGAGCTAGAGGATTTGATATTTCGTAATAAATGTTTCATACGTTATGACGTTATTCTAAAGATAACCGTTATAGACATCGTAGAAGTTTTATTAATAACCGGAAAAGTTCTCCAATTGATCATCGTACCAGTATTCAATTCGACTGTAGCATCTCCACCAAATAATGCCATTTCAACAATAGGACCTACCGCTTCACCTTCACCAAATGTCACAGCATAATCAACTATGTTCGTGTAAGCATTTGTAGGCTCACCAGTTTCTGGATGAACATATGTAGATACTTCAATAGCCTTACGTGAGAATTCATTCTCAAGCTCGATCTGTGACGTCGTAGGAGCCGGTGGATCGAACAAATCCCACTCACCACTACCACTACCGACAGCAAGATACGATATTCCATTCTGAGGCTCTGAGTTATCTTTAAGAAGACGAGAAATAAGGATTGAAGCTGTATTGACTATAATATTCGTTTTATGATAGTCATATACTAATTTCCCACCAAGATTCCAATCATAGGCTTTAAGGAATAATTCGCCACTCATTCCTGATATCACTTCCTTCTCCCGAATAACAGGCTTGATGCTGAACATGTTCAACATTCTTTTAGTTTTTTCCCTGAAAAAGCTCATAAAAATTCCTTTGGATATTTTATCTTAAACTATATAGATAGTATTTAGTATCAACAGATTATTACCAATTAGATTGGTATAAGCTGTTGTACCTCTATTATTCTAAATAATTCATCATGCATTAATTCACGTATTAATAACTTATTAATTTTATAATTAGTATCACTTAATCCCCAATCAGGATAATCTACAACAGGATTTGCTGACCTTCTTATAGCATCAACTTGATCCATAGTTAATAATATAAGACCCTCAGGATACAGTGTTGCAGGTTGACTATCATATATAGTTTCAGTAGATGTAATAAGAGATCCAGAAAAACGTAATTCCCTTAACGTTCCTAAATTAACATTCCAAAATCCCATAAAAATATTATCACCAATATCATCCATCATATTTAAAGGATCTTCTATCAATATCCCCGATGGTGTCAAATTTACAATAATCATATCCTGATCAAAATTTCTCCACTGTACCCGATATTCTGCTTCACTATAAGAGATATAAATACCGGTATCTCCTGATGGTATTGTATAAACATCATAATCATCAAGAGTTCTTGGATTAGCATATTCAACAGGTCCTGTTATACCAAGATTTAATGATCCTGAAGGACCTGTTACTCCTACTATCCCAGTGCATCCTATTGAATTTCCCTCAGCATCTATAATATTAGAGGTTAAGACTATACCCGTAACTCCCTTTGATCTATTAGTGATATAGGTCTTTCCATCTATAAGATAAGATTCAATATCATAATAACTAACTGCAGGATGACTAATCCAAGGATTATCGGGGTTCCTTGGGTATGGATCAGGATCTGGATCCGGAAAGCTTAAATAATAATCAAGAGGATAATGAGATACTTGCTCTTCTGTTAAACTATAATTATATCCTGAGAATCCAAGGAAGAGTTGACGATTTACATTTCCATAAATACAACCGGTCTCCCCATATCCTCCAGCAAGCCCTACATCAACAGCATATGTTTTGCTTCTTGTAAGAACATACGAATACTCTCCAGAAGTTCCATCATAAGGCTTACTAAAACGTCCTGTTTCAAAATCGATTATTTCTATAAGAGTATATTCCAAATCCTTATAAACAGTCTCCCAACTCCCATGATCCGGATCAGGAGGACCAATATAACCAAGTTCTTTTACCCATTCTTGAAAAGGGACATTCTTTATACTAAGCACATCCCCTATATTAAGAGATTTAAAGTTAACTGTTTCACTCTTTACAATATCTGATCCATTAAGTACCATAATATCCCCATACCGGATTTCTGTAGGCACTTGATTAATATAATCGAGATAATCGTTTATCCTTATCTCACGATCAGGGAAATATTGATCAATGTAAGTAAATCTAAAAGGTATAGAAGTCTTTGCATCATCGATAGTAGCTAAAGGAGCATCATAACCACTGTTACTATGCTCTACTATTTTAAGATCAGAGTATAAATTAATTTTCTCTTTTGTCGTAAAATCGCAAATAGCATTATAATCTATAATACCCGAATCATCTGGTTCAATAATCGTAAAAGAAGCGGAAAGATCCATACCTCCATCATAATCAGGATCATACGTATCAGTTTCTTCAGGGAGAAGAAAAGTCTTATGATGACCATCATCTGTATATGTCTTTGCAAAAATAGGAGTACCAGGATTTAAAGTAGTTACTGCAGGTAAATCTTTAGTAAGATACTTATCATTAAGTTTTATATTTTTATCTGTATCAGTAAGATACTCTGGACTGAATATAAGACCATACCTACTTATATTACTAGGTCCGTTGTTAAAAGATGCTCTACCATCTTGTCTCTGATAATCATTTAAAATTAAACTTTCAGAATTAAGTACCGATGAACTAGATAAACTAAAAGCACGATAGCGATAACCTATCTTAAGTAATGTATCCCACTCCCAGTAAGGTTTATTCCATTCATCCGGATTTTGATCAACAAGCATAGTATGCTTATTTACTGAACTATAAATTGTATCTGGAGTATAAGAACTCGATCCATAATATTCACTACCAGTTACAACAGGAGCATCAGGCAACATCAGATAATTGCGTTTTTGGCTAGTGTAATAGTAATCAAATTTTATGTACGTATTTACCGGAGGAAGAAAATTTATCCGGACATGACCCAATAATGGTCGGACATCTGTTACTGCTCCAGGCTGATCAACAAAATTTATTATTGTATATGAATATTCTGCCCCAAGAGTAGGAAGCAAATTAGGCACAATACATGTATTAAGAACAGTGTCGATAGATTCAACATAATAAATATGCGTATTATCTAAGTAATTAGTTATAGCGATGATAATCATATCACCATTTGTTACACCAGCCCAAGAAAGACCTATACTCTGAAGAGTTGATTCTTCATTATCAGTATCAAGATTTATAACTCTTAAGGTACCATTAACTATTGGAGATCCTAATGACACTATAATATCTTCTGCAGCAGCAAGTTCCCCCATTTGATTCAACATTGGGAAATTATTAGTTTGATAGTCAAGACTATCCCCATAAAGAGCATTGTTGGTAACCTCAAAAGGCCATGTTAAACGAGGGACTATCGAATCTGTCCCTATAACGGTAAATATTCCCGGGAGATCTCCAGGAATAGGAGTCGGTATTTCAGCTCTTATCTGTCTTAAATAATATACAGGATCTGGATATCTTTTAGCGAAATAATAATCTATGCGTAATTTAGTATTAAAAGGGGGTAAAAAATTTAACCCCACAATACCATTCCAAGGATCAAGGTACGTTACAGCATTGCTTATTAACCTACCATTTAAATAAACTACAATATCAGAGATTTCTGCAGGTTTCCCATCACTTCCAAGCATAGGAAGCAAAGGCATTGTATATGTATTCGGATCAGAGGAAAGATAATACCAAGCTCCTACATCGAAAGCTCCTTCTGGAGGATCGACTACTTCAAATTCATAAGTAGTATTAAAAAATCCAGAAGTAAGTTGAGGATCAGGCCATGTATAAAATTTACGAGTATCTTCATATTCATTAATTAAGTTGCAACTAGCTCTCTGTTCACAAAGTTCAGTTTGAGTACCTATAGCTTTTATTATTGATTCTGAACCATCAGGGACAAGAACTCCTGTTCTATCTATTGAGATAGAATAGTCAGCCTCTGGAGCCTGAAGACCCGTATAACCCATATTATAGATAAAAATATTGGTAGCTTCATCAGTAGTTAAAGTTCTTACAGGATCATTAACTTGAAATTGATCTGTATAAATACCACTTATGTAAAGATTATATTTATTAATTTTTAATTCTTTATAATTTACTTCATTTTCTTTTTTATAAAATTTAGAAGAGATAGTTTTTACCGTAGCCACACCATCAATAATAACAATATGATCACCTTCTGTATAACCGTCCGGTATTGCCTTATTTTTTAAAACATATTCTTGAAAAGATGGTTTTTCTATTATCTTTGAATCAAATTGTTTAAAGTAGTTGTCAGTAACCTCTTCTGGAGCTATATAAAATTGAAAACTTCTGGTGTATATATCTGCTTTAAAAGTAATTTCATTACCTACAGCTAAATCCAAAATGTCTATTCTAAATTCACCTAAATAATCTCGAGTGTATGCCAAAGTATCCGTATTATAAACTATAAGACTACCATCAGATAATTCTATAAGCTCTTCATCAGGATAAATGTCAACTATCGTTCCGGAATATTCCCATGTAGTATCAATGATATCAGATGATGTTGCAGAATCTTTTGTAGCATAATATCTAATGTCATCTCCTACTTCAAATACTGTTGGAAGAACGACCCTGTCACCGTCCACATCCCTGATATATAAAATAGTGCTAGAATTGTAAACAAGGATAGTACCATCAATAAGATAAAATGTACCGGCATCATAATCCACTGAAAGAATGACTCCGGATGTCCATGTCTCTTCTGAGTCCTCCTGATCATACTTATAAATCTTAGTCCCAAGAAGGGTGATCCGATAAATAAAGGATGTTCCATAAACCTCATACTCCATAGTTTGGGTGATATATGAAGGTATACATCTTCCATTTTTATTAATAAATTCATCCGTCCATATTAACCTTGTATTATAGATGACATGAGCAGGTTTTATTAAATCAATGAAAAATTTTATATTCTCAAGCATCAATCCTACAGCAGTAGAGGAATTAGCTTCATCCATAAGTATATCAAAAAACATTTTATTAGTGTCTTTTAGAGTATATGCAGAATATTCTTGTCGAAGATTTAAATAAACCTCTTTTAAGATAACAGGTAATCCTAAAATATCCGATATGGAAGATTCGATATTATCTCTTCGACTACCATTGAAATATGCATTTCGTACTTTTGTTAAAAAATTTCGATAAGATGTATCATCAAGACTTTCATTTATTGCTTTTTCACCAAGAAAAAGAGAATCGCCAAGTATCTGAAAAAGATATTCTGCTTTAGTCTCAAAATGAAATTTACTTTCATTAACATCAGAGCTGGATATCTGTAATCTGGCAAACTCTTTGGCTACAGATCTAAAAAACTCACCTAAGTTTGTATTTTGATTTTTTGGATAATTGCTAGATAAATTATCCAACATTCTTTGTTGAATATTTCGAGTAAGATTCAATAAACTCTTTTGATATTCTATACCAGATTTGAATCTTTGCGCTGAAGGTTTATATATAGTTTCAAGAGATGATATCATTTTTATTAACCTCTATCCAGTAAAAACGCAGGAACACTCTGTCCCTCAGCTCCATCCATACCTGTAGTCCCTTTAACAACAGAAGAGATCATACCTGTATACCCTATAATCCCAGTGAGACCCTGTAATCCTGTTATACCGACTTTACCGGTTTCACCATATATACCTGTGATGCCCTTATAACCCTCTTCTCCTTTATCTCCTCGAAGAGTATAGTTACCATATCCTGCATAAACTTCTATATCATTCTTTGTGATAACTTTAAATGATTTGAGATCAGTACTACCATCTTGTTGCAATTTTACCAAAACGAGAGGAATTTTACCAGACAGGTTTTCAAAAATTTTTACATCACCAAAACTCTTTTTGTTATAGGTAATACTTGGAAGTACTTCAAGTTGCTTTGAGGGATTAAGAGCTATAAGTACATATAAGATGTCATTATAATTGTTGAATAATCTTCTCGAAGTACTCAGGATATATTGAGATATTAATTGCTGAATATCTATTCTCAAGTTATTGAGAACTACCCATTTATTCTCAACAATAACTGAACCACCCTTTATGAACACGACATTCTCACCATGTTCACGGGTATCTTTCAATGAAGCTGAAAAATCATTTTTATTCTTTGATTTAAATGCCATGCTATGCTAATTTTATTAGTAGATTATCGTTTAGTTTTTAATTTAGAGCAATATCTCAAACGGTACATAGATATCCCAATTTATACCTGTCATACCCCTAAGACCTGTATCACCCCTTATAAGACCTATAGTCGGACCTATATATCCTGTTGGACCCTGACGTCCCGTTGTCCCTTGATATCCATTTATTCCGGTTTCACCTCTCCAGCCAGTTTCACCATGGATGATACTATCCTCACCAACTACTCCTTTTAAATCTTTATCTATGATATTACCTGTAGCAGAGAAATAGATAAGATTCTCATTTTTTATAGGCTTAAATCCAAGTACCAAATCCCGAGTACCATCCTGGATAAGTATTAACCCTATAAGAGGAAGAGCAGTAAAAGACTCGGGTGTTGGGACAGCTTGAAGGGTAGTAAATAGAATATGCTTTCCTTCAATTACCATAATACCTTCATTAAGATCAAGGCACACCAAAAGATAGACAGCATAATTTCTATCTTTAAAAAATCGAGTTCTATTTCCGACTACCACACTCGATATATAGTCTTTTACTTTAAATATTGTCCCTGCAAAACTTACCCAAGTATTATCTATAATAAAAGATCCTGCATTAATTCTTACAGAATCATTAGATAATATGGGAACTGTTCCAGCGGAAACTTTTTCTGATTTTGGCTTTAACATAATAAACCTTTTAACTACAAAATTTAAAATATAAGATTATTAATCAAAAATCAGAGTAGGGCCCCGAGTTCTCGTGAAGCCCCCTCCAGTATTGATACCTAATAAGGGAGGAAGAGTTACAACAATATATCCAAGTTTAATTTCAGTATCACTAAAAGGACCTTTAGTGGCAACTAAAGTTACAGTATAACTTCCTGGACTTGTATAGATATGGGTGGGATTCTGAACAGAACTGTGAGGAGAACCGTCTCCAAAATCCCAATTCCATGATGTAGGTTCACCCGTAGACAAATCTGTAAAATTTACTATAAGATTCACGATACCAGATAATGGATACCCTATAAAATCTGCTATCAAGGTAGCACCTTTATCGAGTGCTCCTAAATCAGGCGGATCACCTCTAAGAACACCTATTAAATCATAAGGTGGTGTTTCTGGTCGAGTAATACCTACACCTATACAGGGACTACCATCCTGTAATTCATAAGGTACTGGAAGTGTTCCTGTATATAAAGGATCAACTGATGTCTCTGTTGCAGTGGGAGATTCTTCAACAGAGTTTACTTCATAATAATAATCACTGGAATTATTATGATCATGAATAAACTTACCCAAATTTCCTGGGATAGCTAAATATAAATAAAATTCTATCCCATCTACGGAATTGTCAACATTATTAAATAGCATTAAATTAGTAATAATAGCTCCACTACTATCATCTATATATCCTGAAAGCATATATCTTAAACAATCATAAAAAGTATTATTAACTATAATTATATCAATAGGAGTAGTATCACTATAATCTATGTACATTGCAGCATATCCAGATCTATCTTTAAATACATTATTAAAAATTCTTACTGGATATGCCGTATCATAAACATATATGGCATAACTTGTTCCCGTATCAAATATATTATTACTTATTTCAGAGGAAGCCGTTGATGTATCTGTTATATATGCTATAGCTCTAGAATTTGTAAAAGTACAATCAGTAACTAAGGTAGGATTAATAGTTATAAAAGTACCTAATAGTGAACCAGATATATTTAATGAAATCAAATTTAATTCATCAAAATTATTATTTCCAAGGGTCCATATATTTGTACTTACATAATTAGTTACTGTACTATTATTATGACTAATATCACTAGGTATATTATCTGCGCTATTGTATGTAAGAGGTTCAGTTATATCATTTACTAAATAAATTGTATCGTTATTAAATGCTATATCAGGATTTGCAGGATTTGATACTATCTCCATAGATGTTACTAACATATTATTGATAGAATTAACCTCATTTGTACTAAATCTATAAGGAAAACTTCCTGCAGTAAATAATTCGTTCCAGCTACTAAATCCATGCGTATCAACATAAATAGATACACCATTGAGTAAAAGTTCCATAGTAGTAGCAGATACTCTAAAGGTATAAGTTCTGGAAACACCCGAGGTGAATTTAGTAAATGTTGTAATAGCTATACCATTTTTCTTTATTTCACAAGTATAAGTTACAGTAGGATCAGAAATAAGCGGATGACTAGATGTAATAACAAAAGCATAGTTTCCTATTATAATATCAGTAGGTCCAAGGTTAGTACCTACTGGTAGTATCCAAAAACCAGGAGCAAGTTCAATTAGTATAATATCATATTGAGTTATAATAGTATTAAAATCTACATGTTGACTTAATATAGGAAATGGTGGTGTATGAGATTCCAATGTAGATATAACATATGAAGAACTGACTAAATGATTTAAGAACCTATAATTATTACCACTAAGATGCTTAGTCAAACGAGTTAAAGATTGAGCACCTTTAGCTTCGGTATCATAAGGATAGGTCTCAGTTCCAGAATTATTTATGTAATATGCTGCCATCTTATTCTCTTATCCAATTCTTCAATCAAAAATTAAGGATGGTCCTTTATCCCTTACAAAACCAGTACCAGTTTCCTCTAAAAAGATATTTATATAATGATCTTTAGTCATTATACTTTCTATAGAGCCTTCACGAATAATTAAGCTAACAGTATAAAGACCTTGACTAGTATATGTATGAAGAGGATTTTGAACCGTAGAATTAGGAGATCCATCACCAAAGACCCATTCCCAAGTAAAAGTTCCACCTGTAGATTGGTCAAAAAATTGAATCAGAGTATTTATATTCCCCGATAATGGATTAGCATAAAAATTAGCAAATAAAGACAAAATTAATTCCTATTTTTAATCTCTTTGTAACAAACATTAAACTTACATTTTTCGTAACTTAATACCTACGATCTCTTTAATAGTAGATACTGCCCCTTGTAAAAACATATTCTTATCTGGTTCAGGAGCTATATCGTACGTTGCAGGTCCATTTACAATGATATACTCCGTTTTAACTACCGTCAGAATACTATCTGATCCAGAAGCAGTAAGAGTTACTGTATAATATCCTGGAGAAGAATAATAATGTACAGGATTTCTTTCTGTTGAATAAGATTCATCAGAATATAATTCATCACCAAAATCCCAAAACCAAGTGTTAAAGTAGTCACTAGAGATATTCTCAAAAGTTACCGTTAAAAAAGAATTTCCTTCTGTTGGATGACCTATAAAATCTACTAAAAGTAAAATTGCCTGTATATAATCAATTCTTATTCTTGTAGCTTCTATAAAATTCCGAGTTTCAATCAAAGTAACCGTATATAAACCATTATCCTCATATATATGAACAGGACTAAAATCTGAGGAATGTGCAGATCCATCTCCAAAATCCCAATCACGTGTTATTATCTGTGCATTCTCATCAGGCCATCCTGTTGTTTCATTCGTGAAAGTTTCTGTAAGAGGAACATAATCACTTAAATTGTCAGCAGAAAATTCAGCCAATAGAAATTGAGGATACATACCTTCTCTCATTTTCCAGATAGTCGGAAAGCTCCAACCAGTATATGTGGATTGAAGTTGCATTTGTGCTGTAGTTTTACCTGTCCCATGACCTGATGTTGCCTGTTCTGATGTCTCTATATCCCAATAACAACTATTCACAGTTTCTCCATGATCAACAGCAAATCCATTTACTGCAGTTGGACCTGCATAATTAGTACCTCCAATATCCTGAGTGACTTTACCTATACTATAACAATTACTAACAACACTACTGACCCCGCCAAGATCTCCTGCGAAACCCCCAATAAAAGCGTAAGTATCTCCAGGAGAATTAAGCAGTACATCGCCAAGTGCATAACAATTTGAAAGACCAAGGCCATAATCTGTAAAGTCTCCAAAAAGTCCACCAAGATTACCTGCTTCTCCTTGAACATTACCAAAAGAAAAGCATTGATAAGCACTTCCACTATGGTCTGTGATAAACCCCGCTACTCGATAAATTCCTGCTGCATTTCCTATACTATAGCAATGATCAAAATCTATCGCTGAAGTATACCCCGCAAAACCTCCTATTAGTTGAGAAAGTATTGATTGAGAAGATAAAGGAGTTTCTACATTTCCTGAAGAAAAACAATAACTCACTTTACCTCCATCAAAGGATTCTTTACCAATCATATATCCAGCAAAACCACCAACTTCAAAGGAACCTTTTGAAACAGAGACAAATCCAGTAGAATAACAGTAACTAAATTCATATTCTGGGAATACACTAGCATACCCTAAAAAACCCCCAATCATTTGACAACTGTCATTCTCGTGGGTGATTACAACATTTCCTGTTGAAAAACATCTTGTCATAGTATTACGTAAGAAATACCCAACAAAACCTCCTATTTGATAAAAAATTCCTGAAAGATTTAAATTTCCAGTAGAAGAACAATTATCAAAAGTATCATAAAAAGTACGTCCAGCAAAACCACCAAGAACAGCAACCTCAGCAAAGCTAACATCAGGAGCAACAACCGTAATTTCAATAGATGTTGAACAATCTTCATAAGTATTATTACTAGTTTGTCCAACAAAACCACCTATATTACTGGGTTTTCCATTCAAAATAAGAGTACCCGAAGCATGACAATTAGATATAATTTCTAAATCGCTAACATTACCTCCTATTCCTCCTATTCTATTACCATCTTTACCTCTTATTTCTAATGTACTTGTACAATTTTTTATATAACCACCTCTTATTAAACCAACAATACCCCCATTATCTTCACTATATATATCAGTACAATAAAATTCTAAGTTAACACTACAATTATCTATATATGAAATTTGAGCCTCAGAAATAATCCCAGCTAAATTACTCCAAGATTGTATATACCCTGTAACACTACAATTTGTAAATGTAACTTCCGTATTACTTTTTGCCACTATTCCTGATGCCCATTTATTCGAAATAACTGAAATATTTTCCATAGCTAAATCATGTATATAAGCTCCCTCTGCATATTCAAATAATGCTTGATATGTATCAAGAGGTCTATTAATATAAAAATTAGAAATAACAAAACCAGCACCATTTAAACTTCCGGTAAACGATGCAATAGGAATAAAACCTGCCCCACCATTCCATCCCATTGTAGCAGAAGCATCTATGTCATTAGCTAACTCATAATCACCATCAATAGGCCATGAGGGTCCACTCCCTATAAGTTGTAATTCTGATATAGTACTTATGTATATTGTTGCCATTTTCTACTCAATTTTAAATAGTGATGTTATATCAAATGTTTTCTTATCTTTATCCCAGTAACCTCTTTACTTAGAATTCCCAATCCTCGTAGATACATTGTTTTGTCCGGTTCAGGAGCTATATCATACGTCGCAGGACCATTTACGAATATATAATCTGTCTTAGTCTCAGTAATAGTACCACTTAGTCCAGAAGCCGTGAGTGATACAGTAAAGTATCCTGGATAAGAATAATAATGTATAGGATCTCTTTCTATAGAATGATATCCATCTCCAAAATTCCAAGACCAGGTATCAAAAGAACCTATGGAAAGATTCTCAAAAGTTACCGTTAAAAAAGCATTTCCTTGTGTTGGGGAACCTCTAAAATCTACTATTAATTCCGAAATCGCTTCATAAGCTCCTATACTTGGTGGGTCTGCATAAGGATACCCTAAAATATCATCAGTTAAAATGCCACCAATAAATGATCTACCAGCTATATAACAAGGACTTGAAGTATCAATGGATAATGGGTTAGGTTCTACATTTAAATAGAGCGGGTCTGCTGCAATTTCAGTTACATCAGGAGCAACTACTGCACCATTTAAAAAATAACTAAAATTTTGCGACACGGGACTACTATCAGGTATTTTACAAACGTTATTAGAGTGCACTATAGAAGAGGAAGGATATGCTATAATTACATGTATTCCCCTATAAGTAGTTTGCATTACATTATTATATATTTCAAAAATTCCTATATTAGCATATTGTGGATTCATGAGTAAACTTATTGCAGTTCCTATACCCCTTATTGAATTACCCACAATTCTAACAGTAATTGGGAACGTTGAGAGCTTATCTGGAAAGACCAATATTCCCATATATTTAAATCCAATTAAAACACTACCTATAACTTGTACATCACACGGATCATAATTAGTATAACCATTCTGTAAAAGGGTCTCTCTTATACCTTTACCATCGATTCTACACTTTTCTATTAGCTTTGCATTTAAAAAAAGAGGATAAACAGATTGAGTTTCATTATCTGTATAAAAACCCAAATTTTTATAAATTGAACATTCAGCCCCAGCATATCCCATAAAGGTATTATTACTCATATTTATTATATCTACTAATGGATCTGTACCAATAATACTTGCCCCATAAATTTTATAAAAAGTAGTAGGAAAGAAAGGTGAAGCTACAGCTGGTTCTTCAATAAAACCATTAACATAAACAGTATCACTTTGAGTTAAGTTTGGTATTCCATAACTTTGTAAACTTACAAGTAATGAATAAATTGATGTAGCAGCAGTTTCTCTACTATTAAATGGGTATGTATTAGATCCAGTAGCTTCTACATAATATGTTGCCATCTTACTATCCTATCCAATTCCTCAATCTAAAATCTTTATTTTATATAAGACCTAAATAGGTCTCTAAATCAACACTATACGATCCATAATCAACATAATTATGCATAGGAGATGATCCAGTGGCTCCAAAAGTATCACCAAAATCCCATTGAAGACCTGTAAACTGTAATCCGGTAGGAGTTATATTTTCTTCTTCAAAATTTACAGATAGAGGTTTATCACCGTACACTGGTGCTGCAGAAAAATCCGCCTTACCTAATATGATATGATTAGCAGTATAGCCACTTACATTGAACCATATAGAAGTATTATCTTTTACTCGCAGAAACACTCTATGATATCCATAAGTACTATAGGTATGAGATGGATCAGGATCAGTACTGTTATCTCCATCTCCAAAATCCCAGTTATATGCTATAGGAGGGCTCGATAATCCCGTCTCACCAAATAAGGCAGTGTCCCCTAATGATCCAGTCCACCCTATATAAACACCGGTTTCTCCATATGAAAGCCCTGTTACCCCAAAGCAAACATCTGCAGGAACTACGTCTATTAATGGAAAGCTCTTTAAAATAAATAGTCCACTGTCCGGATCTCTTTGCTTTATAGATATCATAATGGTTTGCCCTGTACTTTAAACTTTTTACAGTGTATTAAGATAACCTGCTTTACCTCTACCTTCGGTATAAAAAGGTATAGGGCTCTTTGTTTTAGACCACACCCTAAATTCATCAATCTTCATAGTGCTATCCGGTAAAATATCGGTTTTAGATTCAGTAACTGAAAGAGGATTATTATTATCAAAAACTATTACTCTAAGTTCTTTTATATAATAAGAAAAACCACCAGCCCACATTTTATGTGAACTTCTGTCAAAATTAACAAACATCCATTTATTAATCTCTGCGACCTTTTCTCTCGATCTAAATATTTTAGTATTATCCTCAAACACTAAAAAAAGATCTTGATCAAAATAAAATCTCCAGTATTGACCAGAGTCCCTATCAAATGATTGAGCTATAATAAAATTCGTAACCGGTTTATAAATATCAATAGTTATAAAATCTTCTTTCTTTACGGTAAATTGTTCAGAGTCCGTCTGAGCTATTAAAATTACCTTATACTTACCCGGATAATAGTATGTATGATGAATAGAAGCAAGACCCTCTCCCTCAACTACAACACCATCTCCAAAAATCCATTTTCTATTTATAACGATCAAATCCGTAGGATCATTGAACGTAGTAGTAAGATAACCCAATCCGATTCTCTCCGTTGCTGTTATATCTGGTTGTGCCATAATATTTATACTACCGTTATTTGTTCAGTTCTAGTACTCGATCCCGCCTGATTAGTCGCTGTCAAACTTATGACATAAACTCCCGTCTCTCCAAAAGGATAAACAAAAATCCCTTTATCAAAAATATTTCCCTCAATATTCCAAACAGTACTATCGGGATAATATAATGAGGTATTTATGAATCTTACCGGATACGAACCTATTCCAATCTCCTGTTCATAAATGAAATCTGCTATAGGAGGTTGATTAACATTAATCCATGACTGTATTGTTCCAGTAAAACCTAAGTAACTATCATTTGTATACCCAGATCTTCCTCCATTATACGTAACATTATGACAGTTATCTATAATACCTTCTTCACTTGTATGGTCTGATTGATCAAGATCAATCATATATATAACCATCCCGGTGTACCCTGAAATACCAGTATACCCGAAAATACCTGTGTACTCTGGACCTATACCTGTATATGCTGGAACACCCGTATATCCCGGAACTTCATAGACAAGACCTGTTACCCAAGCTCCTGTAGATCCCCATAAGAAATCTCTTTCATAAGGAGAGTAATCAGTAACTACATCTTCATCACATTTAAATTTCAAATACATAAGAAGATCTAGATCAAGATATACCCCAGTCTCTCCTTGAGGTCCTGTATACCCTTGAGGACCAATACCAGTATCACCATGAGCACCCGTAATCCCCATAGTCCCAAACATACCTGTAATACCTTGAAGACCTGTATACCCTATAAAACCTGTCTCTCCTACTTCCCCTTTAGCTCCTCTATCTCCCTGTGTAAAATTTTTAGTGACTGCAAAGGTCGACATATTGGAGTAAAGATTAATATTTTTTACTTCAAAACTTGATAGAGATTGTTGAAGGATAAATTGCCCGATAGGGATAGCATTAGCTATTGCTGTACTATCATAAGATGCTAAGTAGTTCTCTGATTTCTTTACAGTATCAAAAAGAAATATACCTTCATCTATTAAGTAATAAACATTTACAACAGCATAATATCTTTTTTCTGTAGGAAGAGTAAAAAAAGTCTGTTGTCTTAGAGGTATAACAAGATTAGAAAGAGATACTATCTTATTATTATATAAAAGAGTGCCTATATTTACAACATAGTCTATTGAACCATCGAGATTTTTACGCTCGAAGATATTATTTGCATTATCCATATGATCTTATTTCCGAACAAGAGGCTTATTAATTAATCGATACAACGATATCGATGTATCCGCATCTTCTGTATATCTAGGCTGATATTCCGTTCCTGTATCATCATAATATCCCGTTTTATTTTCACTTCTTGCTCTATATGTCTTACTAAAAATTACCATAATCAGCTCACCTCTTAAAAAAGGATAAATCATATTAGATCGTACTCTAGCAAGAAAAGGTATAAAAACTTTTCTTGGTGTAGATATAGTAAGATCTTCACAATGAGATATAACATCTAAAGAGCATTTCTGATAAAAAGGCCTACCAAGTTTATCTCCTATGTTATTAGGCATTGAAAGAACTAAATCCTCACCTATATATTGAGATACAATAGCTGGTAATTTAACAAAACCAGTGTCTATCCTAAAATTAGCGAAATCAAGATCATCTACATTAGAGAAGAAGTTATCATTAAAGACCTCTTTTGAATTAACCGGGATATGCTCCGCAGGAATCGCATAAGGTTCTCCAACTATAACATCACTTGATCCCGTACCTAAATTAGTTATATAAACAAAATCTGAGTTTTTCAAGATCTCAATCTTCATCTCACTAGGTAAATTAGCCACAGGTTGATAAGGAATATACTTATAAAAAACAGATGAAACAGAAGCTTCATCAAGATCAGTTAAATTAGACTGCTTTACTAGTAATGGTACTATAATGGTACCCGAAGTAATAGTTTTTCTTTCATCGAACGTTATTACAATACTGGAAGTTCCTAAACCCTCAACACTAGCAATAGGTACCATAGTAAAATAATTTGTCTCATTCGACTTATACCAAGCATACTGTTGTAACGGATTATCCCTTACATCACAGGAAGCTATCCCTAAAATGATCCCATTACTCAGCCCACTAGTATTAGGTCTATCACTTAAATCAATAGGAATCGTTGTACCGAGACCCTCCGTAATCTGATAAAGAACTCCGGTATACATACCCGCTACTGATCTGGAAGCAATATTAAAATTAGAAGTAAATGAGGTCCTAAGAGCATCCTGATTTTCACCACGAGATTTAACAGTTATTCCTACATCATCCATTGTTTCCGCAACAGCATCAGCAGTAACTACCGCTTCAAGGGTCACCTCTACTATAGAATTACCCGGGATCGTAAACGCTGGATCGAGATACACAATAATATTACTAAGATCTGAACCTTCACGGTCTCTCATAGTTTCATTATCTTGATAATTGATACCTATCTTGTATATAGAACCATTCACATTCTTAACCGATCGAGCTCCATAAATAGCATATCCATTAAGATTTTTAGGTATAAGCAATTGATCAGTAACAACCGTAGTCTTTAAAAAATAATGATAAAGTACGAGAGATCCCCGATATTGTTGACCCTTAAATTTATTAAATCCACGCTGATAATCAGGATCATCGTGTGTTTCATAACCCACTAAGTTATATAAATCTTGATCATCTAAATTATTCTGTACCATTTTAGCAGAATAAATCTCAGTATAATCATGATAACCTGTTACATTCTCAGACAATTCTTCTAACATCTTATAAGGTACTCTAGAATTTATACCATTATAGTATGTCGAAGTATTCGGATTATTTGGATTAGATTGATATTTAACTGAAATAGGATCTTGAGGAACTTTACTCAAACCAATTTTACTATAGTCCAGATAATTAGCCGTAAAAACATAAGTAATACCTTCAAGATCTCCACCTGCAGGGGCAAAATCATCTTCAATATGGAAAATAACTTTATTGGTTCCAAAACCTTCCCACGTCCCACTCACAGGTTCATTTGTGATTTCACCATCTCTACTTACAAAAGCAGTATAATAAGATGGATCATTATGATAAAGACCTGTATCAATAGGACCAAAAGTTAATTCCGCAGTAGTAATAATAATATTGGGATCAAGTACTTTTTGATCTGGTGTTATAACCGCTGCAGAAGAAACACCACCTGTTACTAAATTATTATTATCAGTCTCACCCGTATAAGTATCTACCATCATAAGTGTCGAACCGTATTGTAAACCCTGCTGATCTTTATCACTTAAATTAGTGTAAAGAGAATTCGACAATAATTTCTCAAGATTTTTTTCCAGAAAATAACTATATGATTGAATATTTATCTGTCTTCTGATATCAATCACATCATTAGCTACAATATGATTATACGTTAAACCATCAGGTCTTATAGCTCCAAGACTAAAATCAGTGGATCCATTGATATTATTATTTACATCAAAAGCAGAAGAATTTCTACGGGTAACAAAAAACATAGGTATAGACCAGCTATAACCATCATAGGTGTTACGGCACCGAGCTCTCCATAATCCATAATCACCATTTTCCTCACCCATGTTTACAAAAATGTAACTGCCAGAATCCGTAGTACTAAGATTTGGACCAAGGCTATAAATAAAGTCATGACCAAGACCTGCCTCAGTATAAACATAAGGGTCAACCCCTTCAGCGATTCTTATTCTGTATTGAATTTGAATACGTTTAGTAGTCTCAACTCCTACCTGAGGATCAATAATATTATCAGGAAGATATTCCTCAGTCCCTGAAAGAACATTACCCTCGGGATAAATACGACCAACTGATTTTGTAACAAGATCAGTTTCTTGTACAGAAGGAGTACTTCCACTATAATCTACAATAGTACCATCAGCACCACAGTACCATCCAATAAGGTCATCAACAAAATAAACATTTTCCAAATCCACCCCTACACCAAGATCAAGAATTTCCCATTTTGCACCACTATTACTGCTATAAAGTGCTGCACCATAATCACCAACTATCCAAGCTTTATCTTCTACTGAAAAAGAAATTTCAGCTGGAGTAACACTTGAAAAGCTACCATAAGAGGGTCTGAAATCAGATGGTCTACTAAAAGGCTCATAATCGATTGAAGCCTCAAAAACTCTTACTTTTTCACGATCATCATTTGGGAGAGAAGCATCCGATAACTTATAAGGACTCACAATAAGATTTATAGCATCCTTAAGTTCTTCTGAATTAGCATACATATCAAGATTAAGAACATTTATATAGTTAATATTATCTTGTACCCCTGTGTATTCTAGTACAAAAGAGTTTGGATAATTCGATGGAGAAATCTTATAAATAAGATTTTTAAAGAAATTCTTGGAACTCGGATATACTGCTACTGTAAATTTAATAGGGTATTCTCGTTTAATAAAAACTTTATTAAAACTTGTTGTTCTTTCTGGGTATATCTCAGAAATAGATTTATATTCCCCATCATACCAGATACGATCAGACATCTCAGACCAAGAAAATCCACTATCTGATGTCCTGAAAATTTTCCCATCATCTGATATCGCTATACCATCATTTAAGTTATAAAAACCCATAGAGGTAATATTTGATGTTATTGTCACTCCCAAAGCTACATTTGTCATATTATATTTCTGCCAAATGCTTCCCCCATCCTTTGTCATAATAAGGGTACCATCATTACCCGCTGCCCATCCCACTGCCACATCATAAAAGTATACGGTATTAAGGTGTTCAGTAACACTCGAAGTCTGAGAAGAAATGAGAAAGTTAGTCCCATCGATAGATAACAAAACAGTTCCATTGTCACCAACGATACAGATGTTATTATCACCTATGATATATAAATCATTTAAAGTATCAGTTACAGGACTCTCAAGAGCAAACCAAGTTTCTCCACTATCAATAGTCTTAAGAATTACTCCATTGATACCAATAGCATACCCAAGATAAAGATTATAAAAAGCGACTTTATTGAATGTAGTATTAATAGGAGTCTCTATCGAAATCCAATTTATACCACCATCAATAGTTTTAAGTATCGTACCCGTTTCTCCTACACACCAACCAATATTTTCATTATACATCCAAAGACCTTTTAAAGTACTTACTTTAGATATAGGCTGTGGTTTTGATATTTCTTCTGTTGAATCAGAAGCATTACCACTTTGAGGAGATACTATAGCTCTCCATACTTCGAGAAAAACACCATCTACTCTAGAACCTGATCTTATTGAGTCATTAAATTGAATATCATTCACATGACGCAATGGTGAATTAGTATTTGTTACATAAACAGGCCATCCATTTACCATGGCTACTTCCGGTTTAGCGCCCTCTGGATCCTGTGTATAAAAACTATTCTCAAGATCATTAGAGGTATATATCTGTCTATAGCTTAACCAACCAGAAGGTATATGAGCTGTTGACTTACGAGTATTAATCTCCTGAAATTCTTGAGCGGAATTAAGCTCTGTATCTAATGGAGGTTTACCTTTTTGGAAAACAACCTTATCAAAAGCATATCCCAATCCCTCTAATGAGGTAGAAGTATTTTCTTCGTTGTTGGTAGCCATACTTTAATATCCTCGTTTGTTTACTTTCTCATCAACTATTTCTATATCTCTCAAACTAATATTATCTATTTCTAAATATTCAATCTCAGACGTATAAATATCATCCACCGGATTTTCATCAGCAGCATAATAAGTAAAATATGATACTTTATAATATTTAGTCTGCGGTGGGGCTCCATCAGTAGTACTTACAATAATTTTACCATCAGATTGTATATAAGATCTTCCAATACCCTTCGAAACTTCAATAGGAGTATTAACAAGTTCTAATACTTTATTATCCTCATAAACTCCTCTAAAGTAATTAGAGTCACCACCGTTATCTGAAGTGTTATAGGTCAGTACACTATTGATACTTCTATATGAAGTAACCCCCGATGCACTTGTTTTACTATAAACTTCAAATGTAGTATATCCTACATCGTCCAGGGGTATAAAAGAACTATTCCTTTTCATCATCCTAGTAAAGGGTATCCGGATATCTTTCACTCCTTCTACAGTACGTACAATACTTGATACATCACTTTGAGTTAAAGTATCTCCCATTTTTAATCTAGATACCTGATTAGAAACAGCAGTAACTATTCGTGATTTCAAAATGTTTATATCAGTACCTGTTTTTCTTACTACTACAAAGCTAATATCAGCAAAATTTCTTATAGCCTGTTTCGCTATAGTGTCTGCACAAGCATGCTTCATCTCATCAATTTTTATCTGTACTTGTCTTATGAGATCATTTGCTACAAAAGTTACATTAAAATTTTCACTAGCTTGATATGATACTGCTACCCGATCACCATGTCTTATTTTACTATGATAAAGAAGTTCAATATATGTATATGTAATATCACTTCCTACATCTATGGAATAATCGACATCCAGTATATATGGATCACCGCCCCCTACAGGAGTAATCACTATAGTTTTAATATTAACACCTTTTAATACAAGTCGTGCTGGACTATCATAAAGCATATCATGCTCTTCATCAATTACTGTAACAAATTCCTGAATATTATCTGATTCATTGAAATAAAACTTCACAGCATCCTTAGCTATACTCGAATTTCCATTCATTAATGGATCTTCATATTTAACAAGTTCATACTTTGAAGTATCAATAACTGAACCTCCGGAAGTTGTAACTGAAACAATACTTTCAAGCGGCTGTTGTGATAAAACCAACATATTAGAACTTCTATACAAATACGCTACTTCAACAACATCAAATGTAGATAAACCAATATTTGTATTCTGTTGATTTTTTTCAAGAAGAATTGTATTACCCTCTCCGATTATCTGAAGATTAGCTAATGAATAATCTTTACCAAGAGTGATATTCCTAACTTTACTCACAGAAACTATAGGATTATCGACATTTACACTCTGATTTTTACACCTTAATCTAAAATCGGAAGCATCTGAAATATAAAAAGGTTCTCCTACTTTATTTCCGTAAGTATCCGTAGGATATTCATAACTAAAAGCTACTTGATCAATCATTTGCATCAAGCGAGTACCTCGGATATAAATATCTACTTTACCGCCAATATGCTTATTATCAGTAGCATCATAGTCTCTCATCATTAAAGGATCTCCAGCAATCTCTACTCTAGCTTGTATAACGCCGGTAACATCCATAGAAACAGAATTATATCCACCCTCAGTACCTGAATCATAATCGAATTTAGCAACTTTTATTCTATCTGAGAATTCTTGATTGCTCTCCCGATTATTTCCATATCTTGTAGGAACCTCATTATTTACTCTTACACTTGGAGCTACATTCTGTGCTACCGTAATTGAACCTGCTGGGACATTACCATTTTCTCCAGCAATTTGAGCTTCTATATCAGCCTGAATTTCATAACGTTTTGTAGTTGGGTTATAATAAATGTCAGGATTATCTGAACTAAGTATCTTCGTACCCTTTATCACAAAATTAACAGCCCTTCTATTAAGATCATAATTAGCTAATGTTGAAACAATTGTATTATCGACAATGAGAATATCATTAGTAGGGCGTACTTCAGTGTAAAAAACCACAGAACCTATAGAATATGTAGTCCCTTTTCTTGTAAGATTATAGTTTGATCCAAATTTATCAAATTGCTCATCAATTAACAATTGAAGATTAGAAATATCTCTAAGACCTAATGCTGATGCCAAAGCTCTTTTACGAGTACTTGTTGAAACAGAATCGCTTACTCCATCACCATCTGCGTCATCAAATTGTAAAAGAGTATCAAGAGATGAGCATGCAAAAATAAAGTCTTGTATCACATACATTTTTTCGAATTCTAAAGCCACAGGATCAGATATATCGCGAATAACAGATCCTGGTACAACATTAATTTGATCATTATTAACCATCATCTCTTTAGAAATAGAGAAAAGTACATCACTTCTTGATCTTTTAGGAAGAGTCTGATAATCGGTAGAATATTTTAAAAATTGACCTTCAAGCTCTTGAGAATAGGGGCTTTCAATTAATTGATTAAGAGCGTTATCAAATGTTCTTACCGTAGATATCAAATAATAAATAATGTCATTACTTAATGTCTGACCATCAGAAAGAAAAATATTAGGGATTTTACCTTCTTGTACGAGTCTAGCGATAACTGCTTTATTTAGTGTATAAGTATAATATTCATTAGTTACCTGTTTAGTTCTTTTTGTAGTGACCGTAAGATCATTAACCGTATCTTCATATGAAGATTCTTCTACTAAAACATCTTCACTTTCTCTTTCATCAACATCTGTTATTGGTACATCATTCATAAGTACATAATCAGTACCAGGAGTTAAACTCATGAAAAAGTTACAACCAGAAAAATCATTATTCTCATTAAGAACTATACCCGATGATGGTATCAATATTTTGATGCTATCATCATATCTTTTAATCTTCATACCCGTAGGAGGATAAGCAGATGCTGTGATATCATTTATTGCAGTAATATATGCTATAATCGTTGAATATTCACTATAATCCAATACTTCACCAATATGCGATAAAGTATTACTTACTTTATATGCCTTAAAATCCAAGGTAAGAATATCACCAGCAATAAGTTCAAATATCCCTTCTGAATAAAAAGACCAAGGTATTTCTGTGATAGAAGAATTTGAAGTACCTACGGTTATATTATTGGTCGATTCTATTGACCAAGTCCCGGAGACACCCGCACGATCAATTTTATAACGAAATTTAACTATAATATTTTCCCCAGTAGTTATCTCTCCAGATACTACAGGAACTTCTCCAGAAATAGCTTGAAGAAGGTCATTAGAATAATAAACCTGATCTCCTGTAGCAGACCAGTTAGTCTTAGGGAATAAAATTATAGGTGCAGGTATCATATTTTAATTAACCAATCGTAGTCTTGCAGTGTCATTCATACTTATATATTGTGTATACTCAACATTAACATTACCCTGAGATGTAAAAGTAACTATCACCTGAATCAAAGAAGGGTCTTCTGTATTCAGAATATCTATTTTAAGTAATTTTCCGAATAATTCTCCAGGAGAAAAAGTTCTACCAGATGCTATCATTTGTCTTTGTGTATTCCTAAGTTTTTCGATAGCAGAATTTACTTGTTCACGAATTCTATTAAACAAAAGATCTCTATCAAAAATTTTTGTTCCTATAAGAGAATGAAGTTCCGTCCCATACCAATCATGAAAAACATTAGAAGAAAGTTTTGTCACAAGAATCTTTTCAACCTGTTGTAAAAGAAGAAGTTCTCTATCAACTACATCTATATCTCCATTACCATTAATAATCCAATCATCAACCGTTTTTACATTAAGGCATTTTGGACATGTATCTGCAAAAGTAGTATAAAAAAGTTCTATAATCGGATCGTAATGCTTAATCTTCGTTATAAATTCAAGCCTTGAAATAACTACAAGACTTAATGGCTCACGTGATGTTTTAACACCATATGTCGAATAAGGTACAACAACACCATTCATACGAACTTTTAAAGAAGACAACGCAGCCAATGGATATTGAAAGTACACCGTTCGGCTATCAGATTCAAGTTGAGCTCTAGCCCAAAGAATCTTATGATCACAATAATTCTGTAGTCTGATATCATATGACATAATAATTAGCCAAACATAATAGTAGATTATTAAGCTACAGACAGAATGTGCAGGTTATGTAGATAGAATATCTGTAGGGGCTTCCGTAAGTTTTTCCAAAGCAAGAGCTCTAATATTGGTCTTACTTTTGCCCGTTTTAAGATCAGTATTATCTTTTTTTATAAAGATAATATTACCATTTTCATCCATAGATTCTACTTCATCGCAAAAAGGGATATTTCCGCCATACTTTTGACGAACTTTTTCCCGAAGATGATCCTCAAGGTTAATGGTACGATCATAAAAAAATGTTACAGGGAAACCTATAGTCTTTGCCATCTTCCTTAAAAAATGAGAACTTGCTCTAACAAATTTTGAATCCAAATTCTCAATTCCTAATTGAAGATGACTTTTAAAGCTATTTATACTCTGATTTACACCCAACCTCACAGTATAATTATCATTTGTGACATCCTTAAGAGTATCTGGTACTATTGTTTTCTTTGAAACATAAGAATTGGCAATAGCATTCGTAGAGGTTATAAGAGAATCTACCACAGAATTACCAACCCCTTTTACTCCTCTTATAGCATCAAGGGTATTTTTTGAATTAAAAATTAATTGATCGATGTCTTTAGCTAAAAGATCCAATTTTTTAAGAATAGAAGTTTTGTAAGATATAGCATCTATATATTTTTCTGGTAACACTTTAATAAGACCATTGGAAGAGTTATTTGATTCTTTTATAGAATAACCCTCATCAGAACTAAAGAAATAAGCAATTTCCCTAAATACCAACGTATAAATACCTAATTGCTCTTTATCGAAAACAGTAAGTTTATAATTATCCTGCAGGGTAATACCCATTTTCATGAGTGTCTTTTTCTTATTGTAGTATTCAGTACTATATCTATTGAAATAATTATTTTGAAACTTAGTATAAGATTCAGCAGTAAAAGTATCTGGAATTGCTGTAATTAAATATTTGAAATCAAGAAGATTTTGATAAAGAGAACGAATTTTATCAAGATTACTTACCGCATCATTATATTCAGTCTGATACTCCTCTAACCTTTCTTTATACTCAGTAATAGTTTTATCTACTGATTCCAAATCTGCCTCTAATTCAGATTTACGTAACCTCATTCTCAAAAGACTATAAACATATTCCTCTATTTCATCCTGTAATGTTTCATATTTATTCTGAAGAAGATTAAGAGTACGTAAAAATGTTGGATTAGGGTTATTTGAAAGCATAGCATTTTCGATAGGTATTTCAGTCAGAGATTGACTTGAAACAGTAAATGGCATCACAGAATCCGCTGTAACAGTACTGAAAATAGGAAAAGTTGTTTCTACTCCATAGCTATTAAGAAAAGATATAAATTCTTCTCTTGTAATCGATATCATCTTAGCTAAGTCTGCTATTTCCTTCTTTAATAATCTCCTTTTATCCTCAACCTTATCTTTATTATTCTCAGCAATAGTATATAGATCCTCTATTTCAGCAATACTATTATTTTTATTATAATTATCTTTAATTCTTCTTGACATAATCTACTCCAGCCCTAACATTTTCAATAAAGTTTCTATAGCTTTACCTGAACTAGCATATCTTTTTTTAGCATTTTCTATATTAGATTCCGGAACAATTAATTTTAATCTCTCAGGATTTGATAAATCAGGAATACCATATAATAAAATTAGACCAAACATTATTCCTTTTTCATTAAATTTTGCTATAGGAGAATTTTTAGTTATTTTTGCAGAATTACTAAGAAATTCAGATAATTTTTTTGTACTTTTTGGGACTTCATTTTTCGAATTACCAGAATTACAAGCCTTATTAAAACGATCAACAAAACCTTTCATACCCCCGGTTTCAAGAGGCATCTTCAATACCATAAAAGTACCACGAGTAGTAAAAGAACTAAGTCTAAATATGATATTTTTAATTTTTTCAAGTATCTCTAACAAATTCTCTATTCTCTCACCATAAAATTTTAAATAATTATTTATAGCAGTACTACTGGTATCGACAAGCCCTATAAGAGTATCTGCCAGGACATCTAGACTATCATACATATCATCAAGTTGATTACCAAGCATTCTACGTACTGTAACAGATTGCCAATCTCCCTCCATATCAAACGGAGACATAAGTTCACCACTTATCGATAAATTCATATATTTCTTAAGTTCAGAAAGGGGTATACACTCTCTTGGAACATTAGCGGATATTGTTGGTGTAGCTATTGGACTACTTATAGATTTCAAATGAGGATTATTGTCCAGATAGTCTTCTCCAAAAACAGAGTATATTTTGTAATAATATAAAGTTTCTTCAGTAACATCAAAATCTATATAACTATATGTAGGTTTAAAACTACTATAATTAACTTTTACCATAGGTAAATTATCTGAAAAAACTTGTATATTAATATCTAAACCATTAATTTCCCCTTTAATAGGTACCCCTCTAAAAGATAACGATCGATATACATAAAAAGATCCTACGGGAGAATCTGGAGACTCCCAAGTTAGTTTTACTCCTAAAGTCTTCTTTCCATCTTTTTTATAAAAGCCGGGAATAGCTTTAAATTTACGAGCCGGTGAAGGATATGGTATTTTAAACCCGAATAAACTTCCCAATTTTCTAAAGTTATCCATAAGATCACTTAAATAATTAGGATCATCTACACCACCAAGCATAGCAATAATAACTCCTCCTACTTTATCTGCATCTTCAAATTTAGGTGCATCTGGATCTTTACTACTTAAACATGTAGCGTTTACTCTTGAAATAAACTCTTGATACCCTCCAAAAGTAGGAACCGTGTAATTAGGAAATGTTTTATCGAAATTTGGGATAATGAGACTAGAATAAAGACCTGTAGAAGTTAAAGAATCTACAAATTCTTTCAATTCTTTAGCTAGCTGCTTTATTGCAAATTTCAAAAATGCAGAAGTAGAATTTACATTACTACTAAACAATCGTATAATTTTAAGTAATTGTGTAATAACATCAGTTATTTGATCAAGTTTCTTAAAAAACTTTTCAGCTCCTACTACTGTAGTATCAATACCCTCTAAAGTAAGTGATATAGTCCAATTATACCAACTATCTCCTCCTTCATCAGTTTGTATAATAGGAGGATTTGATGCCGCTAGTATATCAAGAGAAGGTTTTAACGTATATTCCTTTAAAGTAATAGTAGGAATATCAAAATCATAAAGTTTTGGCTTTACAAATTCTGATACTATATCATACTTAATTCTTACTGACATTTTTTATTTCCTTTTCAATAGCTTTACGCAGGCGACAAACATGAGGAGCAAATAAATTTGCTATGCCACCACTCTTACCTGCTTCTACCATTACCCACTGAGGTTCTTCTACAGGGCAAACTTTAGAGTCTCGATGTCCTGATCCCCTTTTTTTATTGCATCTTCCAGCATCTTCGCTCGTTGATCGCATCCAAACTCCTTGTGGAATTTCATATAAAGCCACAAATATTTATTATCTATTACTCCCTCGTTAATAATCGAACTCTTAATTTGATTATAACGACCGGTACGTAGATATCCCAAAAAATTATCCAAATCAATTGCTGTAGGATTATTTTCATTATAATTTTCTGAAGTATAATAATCATATTCTAAATTACCCTGAGCATCCTTCCATGGCATACCCAATCTCTCCTTAATGTAATTATACTGTACATGAAGATTATTGTCGGATATCTGAACAAACTTTATATCCCCAAGGATACCAAAATAAACATGTGCAGGAGTATTATTAGAAGTAAGATTATATATACCAGATCTTAATATCCCAACATCTACTGATTCTATTTTTATAGGAAGAATATCACAAAATAAAAAACCACTACTATAATCACCCGTTATGCTATCAACAAAAGCATGCATATCTCTATTATCTGGTAACAACGTATTATAAGTATTAAAGGTTATAGCATGTATACTATTATTGGCTACCTGTACTGTCCCTTCAAGAGCCATATTCAAAACCTTAAATGCAACAACATCTTTTAAATCCGCTTTAAGTAAGGTATTACCTACATCTATTGTTTTTGTAGTAGATAATAATCTTATAGCACTATAGTTACCATAACTTACAGAAAGTGAACTTGAATTAAATAAAGGGGTAAAAGTGGGATTTGATAAAGGATGTATCGAATTGATAAAGGTACTTAATGTTTCAATATATTGTGTGCTTAAATCATAACCCGTTAAAGAATATGTACCACTATAAGTGAGTTTACAATTAATAACTAATCTATCTCTTGTCTTTGGAATATTAAATGTAGCCTCATTAACTATAAAATTAGGATACCCAGGAATAGGAACTGCTGGACCAGTAGCAGTTCGTAAACTAAGTCCTAAAGCAGGGGTTTTTACATAACCAACATTTACATTAACACTAGTACCAGTTGTTTTTAAAACCTTAGGGATATACGTAGGTAAAAGATTCCTACTCAAAGTACTTCCAAGCCCACTTAAAACTTCAGAATCCGCAAGAGATAAAAGAATTGATGGAGCTAGTGCATTATCTATACTATTAACTAATCCACTTATAGTACTATTAGCAGTTTCGCTGAAGAAAAATGTACGTTCATAAGTATAATCAAACTTCCAATCACACGATAAATCCATAGTTCTTGCTATGCTATCTATAGCAATATCAGAATCGGTAAAAACATAGCCAGTTCCAGGACTTATACTCATAACATCATCATCATTAAGATAGATGTTATCTACTATAGATCGTGGCACATCAGCATATAAATTAGGAAGATAATTATATTCAAAATAACCCGGATTAAATTTATCATCTCGAGTAAATTTTAAACTAGCATAAAATAATTTATTTACAACAGTATTCTTATTAATCCTATCCATCAAACTCAAAAGATTTTCATTATCAGGAGCCATAGAATGACCTGATCCCGCGAGAGGAATACCATATCCTAAAGTCTTATTAGGTTGACCAAGATCTGCAGCATCAAAATAATCAATAGAATCACTCTTAAAATAAATCCAATTGTTTCTTATTTCATAATGAGCATTATAATCCCAGCTATAAATATCAAAAGCTAATATATCTCTCCTAAAACCCTGTGGATTATTATACAGAGTATCAATATAAGCTGTCTCAGGACTCGCCATATTAAATTTATAAGAAGATCCATAGCTATATCTCTTAGAAGACATTTTTATATTATATTTCTGAATAACCTTCATATTTATTCGAGTAAGCTCCCAACCTATAAGCTGTAAATTCTTATATTCTGTTGTTCCGTCATCCATAGTAACTGTGAAAGATTTAATTATTGGAGTATAAGCGCTATACAATTCAGGACTTTTATATAAACCCTGAATCTCAGGATCTCCTATGACAGAGGCAGTAAAAAAAACTCTATTACCATTCACATCCGGATCTCCATCATCATTAAATCGAGACAAGGTTATTGCTTGAGCAAGTTCATTAACAGTATTATATTTACGTAAATTAAACCTTATCTCATTATCCTCACTACCCCCATTTCTTGTTAAGATAAGTTCTTTTAATACCGCTACTGAAGGTTTATCTTCTGTAATCTTTATTTGATTATACTGTTCTTCTGTGATAGGACTCCCACTATCAATCAAAGTTATAATTTCCTGTGGAGCCATATAACTTTTAAAATCACCAGAATCATAATCCGAAAAAGAGACCGACCAGGTTTCTCCATCAAGGCACCCTACTTCAATCACTTCTTCACCATCAATAATTTCCCAATTGCCTGCTACCGGGATATCCTCAATAGCAGTTTTATTGATATTTCCATTTGCAGTATACATAGGAAAACAAAAGACTGCGTTTTTTATACTCGCCACTGTTCTACTATTTGCTTCATTACCACTGATAGCCTCGATATAAGTATCTACATATATCGTTGATAACCAATCAAGTCCTATAGGAAGAATAGTGTTATCCTTAATAACAAAAGTGGTTGATAAATCTCCATTAGGAATAGGTTCATATACTGAAGAAGCTCCTAAAATTTTCTCGCCATGATATTTAAAATTTGAAATTTCAGACGATATCTCTGAAAGAGTTTTAAAAGATAAGTCATCTTTCTGTAATGAAAAGACAAATTGATCAGAAATAGTAGTATCTTTGACTACTTTATTACCCTCATCTATTAAATTATAAAATAATACGTCAAACTTTTTGACGCCTAAATCATCCCTATATACCCTATAGTAGCATTGATTAAGTTCTTTATCCAAATCATTATAAATACTATTTGTAATAATATAGGGTGATACTCTATCTCCTCCTTCTTCTACATAATCAGATGTTAAATTGAATGCATCACATAACAAACTTCTATTAGCATAAGGTACTGAAGCACTATAAACATTTGTATCTAATTCCAAAGCTAATGCTGCTAAAGTCTTATATTCATACGTATCCCCTACTTTATTATAAAGCTTATAGGACTTAGTAATTATTTCATCTTCACTTGAATCTGTGTAATATTGAGTATATCTCAATATAAGAGTTTTCTGACCTGCATCATCATAAAAAACACCATAGTTAAGATCTTTAAAATTATCCCCTATTAAATAATTATTCAACGTAATAGTCATACCGACAGAACTGTATTTTAAAAGATAGTAACCACCAAAATATGAAAGATTAAAACCTGGCAATTCTCTTATCTCATGTGTATAAACTCTATCCTCAACTTTTTTATTAAGAAATAATATTCTTGGATCAGAAGTCCGATGATCAGCTACATTTGTTGTATTAAGAGTTATACCATTTACAGGATTAATAAGTTGATCTGTTACATAACAAAATCTAGAAACAATATCATTTTCATAATGCTCAAAAATGTTTTCAGCTGAAAATATCGAGACACCCTCATATGTATATTGCGAGATTTCAGAAGAAACTTGATCTATTGTTTTATAAACAATTATAGGAATACCATTTAAATTCTGTTTATCATATAAGTAAACTAAACAAGTAACACTGGGAATAGTTACTCCATTACTTTCAAGGTTAAAAAGAATCTGAATATATTTTCCATCATAGGTTGAGGAAAGAGTAACCTTTGGATTTGAAACTACATAAGTTGATTGAGAGGATAATGATATTTTAATAGTAGGTTCTTCTTTTAACCCAATAGTTAAAACACCCGTATTTATATTATACATCTGTTTAGCATTTTTTTGATATATAATACCTCTTTCAAGACTCATAACCCATCGAATATATTCTTTCTTCCAAGTATTATTATTATCCTCATTAAGATTATAATAAAAAAGATATTTACTATAAAAAGCATTATATAAATTCCAGGCAAAAAGAGTCTGATTATAGGTCAAAGCAATATCAGGAGTAGCACTATCTTCAGAATGAACAAGATCGGGATAAAGTATGCGATAAACCGGTCCATTAGTATCAACCAAAAATCTTAACTGTTTTTCATACGAAGGAATTCTTTGCCTTAAAATATCAGAAATACCTAAAACAGTGCCATTGTCAGGCATTGCAAGATAATTTTGATAAATACTATTTACACGATTTAAATTACCCTGATCAAAAGCTCGAGCAATCTTATCACTATAATCATAAAGATCTCTTATGATAAGTTCTTCTGTTTGCCATGCCTGTTTTTCAAGAAGTAAGTTTTTATAGATATTATCAGGATCATAAAAATTCTCATAAACTTTTTCTGATGAATACCCATAATCACCTACTATTGGTTTACCTGTTTCAGTAACTACTCCATCATCATTAATAGATCCATCATTACTTACTTTAAACCACCAATTACGATCCTTAGCTTTCAAAGAAATAACATGATAATACCCTAATGAACTATTAGCATCATACATCTTCTCAAGAGTCAAATAAAAATAGTCCGCAAATCCTTTAGGAAGTTCATTTGTCGTACCATCAGAGATATCATAAACAGTATAAGGAGGAATACTGGGAACTATAAACTTTGTTATAAAATTATTTCGAAGAGCATCCATAACATCATCAATATTTCGCTCTTCTTTAAACGAAAGCTTTGATAAATCAATTTCACCTATAGACTCCCAACTACCCTCAGAATCCTTTTTAACCCAAATCTTAAAATTCTTAGCACTCTGAGCATTAGGAAAAAACAATTTTAAAAAACTACCAAAGAAAGGTTTCTTTATCTTACGAGAATCCTCAATCAATCCCTCAATAGACTCTCCATAAGATGTAGCACCAAGATTACCCCGATCATCACACATCGGAAAAGATTCTTTCTCCTGACGATATATCCAAATTCTATCACCATCTGAGGGAAGATTTTCTATTAAAGTATCAAAAGGTGCATCCTCACCATTAATCAAACCACTAGTTATATCATATAATTTTACACCCGTATCAGTAAATTTATTAGTAATCATATACTCATAATCTTTATCATCAGGAGAAATTATCTCTGAAATAGTATAATATTTCTTAAACTTTTCCTGTTTAATCTTGTCTCCAACTTCAACAACTTTAAGAAAAGAATAATTGTCGGGTGAAAAACTTCTATCATCTGATGGTACATCAACACTATAATATCCTATAAGATTCTTATCTATGTAATCTTCTTCCCATACCTTAAAAATAAGATCTGATGTTTTATTCCAATAGGGACGATCCGATTTAACAATACCTACCGTAACAATAGTATTCTTATCATTTTTGTATTTTATATTACAACAGTAAACTTCATTAAACGTTAGATACTCTTTTTTAAACCTGTGATAATAGTCCGGGGCAGCACCCTCATACCCTACAGGATAAAATTTTGAAAATCCATTTTGGATCTGATCAATATCCTCATCTTTAGTAAGTGTATAATCTTCTGTTTCTACATATTGATCTTCCAAACTATAATATCCATCTACTTCTCCAATAGCATTACTATGAGCAGTCTTAAAACCAAGACCGAGCTGTAACTCTCCACTTAGTCCCCTCAAGCGCTCCTTATACCATTTATAAAATCTAAGATAAAGTTGCTTTTTAATATATTCATCACGTAAAAGATAATCAAGATTAAAGGTACCTCCCTCGTAAGTGGGCACAGCATCATTCGTAGCACCACTATCATTACCTTGACCTCCTCCAGATCCTTTTTGTTCTATTATCTCTTCAATTTGAGGCACTACAACAATTTCAGAGAAGTTTCTTTCAGTTAATTTTTGAATGTAAAATTGATCAATATTCTGATACTCAAAATAAACGTCTAACCGATACCCTATAGGAAGAGAAGAAAGATACCTGCATGAACATGTAATCGAGTCACCTTCATTTTCATACAAATTATCAAGACCCATATAACTAATAAGATACCTATCCAAAGATTCAACAGGAGTTACCAATTCTATGACACCATCATCTAAAGAATAATCAGTATCAATTTCCAATTTCTTTTCATTAATATTTCCAACAGAGATAAAATCATCGACATTACAGAACTTTATATAACCCGTATAGGATTGAACAGCCACAGTGTATTCTATTACAGGATTCATGATAAGATCAAAACCACCAGCATATGAGGAAACATTCAATACCTGATAAATCTCACTCTCTCCAATAATAAGCAATGTACCTATTCTTATGTCCTGGATCAAATAACCCGAAAATATAAACTTTGAATTTTCATAATCGATGCTCAATAGAGTGTTCGTGAGATCTTCCCAATTCTGAGTTAAAGCAATAGATTGAAATGGAGATACCATATTCTCGATGATGCTACTCGATAATGATACCACGGTATTATCTGAAACATACTCAGACCCTATAACTTTACTGAAAAAATATCTCTCACTTATTTGATTAATAAATGAAACTATCTTACCTGGAGTATAAAAAGATGAGACATCAACATCCTTTACCGTAAATTCATTCTTACCTTTAAAAAGCTCCAACAAAGTATATTTATAAAGCTCAGTGATAATTGTAAATGTATAAGGTAAATTTATATAAGTCTCTTCTTCAAAAGGTACTAAAGCACTTGGGCTCCAAACTCCTGCACCAAGATAATATTCCTCTTCACCAGAATGTTCTATGGTAAATGGTAAATAATCCGGAACCCCCAGGTATGGTACATTGTTTTTAAAAGTAGACGGAGTAGCTTGAATAGCTTTAGCAAGAGCATAAATATCTTGGTAATCTGTTGTAAGAAACTCATACTTAACAGGATTACTAATACCGGAAACAAATTCTTCTATAAATATTTTATCCTCTAAAAACAATACTTTAGCATTCCCCTCAAAACCTTCAGGAGCCTGATACCATAATGAAAAAGCTGGCTGAACAGGATCTTGCAGAATAAACTTATCCGCAGGAAGAGTCGTGATTCCCTCTTCATACACCGGTGATCTGGAGAATACTATATTAGATGTAAGAGTAGATCTTAAATTTGGATAGATACCGATATCCGTAGAGTTCCCATTGACCGTTATGGATGTTATCGTGTAAATTTCCTGATTACTAATCAGTAAAAGAGCATCTATTTTAAGATTTGTCGAAACAAAAAGAGATCCACCATTAAAGGTTATGTGGTCTGAACTTATTGGAGATGAAGTATCTATGACCACATCACTTGATAAGGATTCCCAAGTAATACTCGCATCAAAAACAGAAAAAAGAGGATCAACCGCAGTTTCCGGAAATGTTCCATAAATATCTACCTGAGTACTTTGATTCTGGTATGTCACATCCTTTAGCATAAAATAGTTTGTAGATTCTGGATCTTTATTATCCATCCTTAATATGATACCAGCTCTTAAAATATCAGTCTTATCATACCCTTCAATTAAAAAAGAACTATCACCTTCATTTATCACAGTATAAAGGAGTAAAACAGGAGCATAAGGTAAGACATCAGATTGTATACTATAAGTTCCTACAACAATATCTCCATCACGAGGAGTATCCCCATTTAAAGAAGAATCAAGAGTTATCATTTTTTTGAGGTCATCATACTTAGCATTCTGAACATTAAAAATACGATCGGTATCTTTTGCCTTAATTTCTAAAATATTTTCAGGAAGGATACTACCAGAAAAGTTATAATTTCCATCCACTTTATCACTATCAAATAAAATCTTTTTAGGTACAGACACTGTAGGATTATTAACAATAAATATTAATCTCTTACTACCAGATTCATTTTGAGTAAATTCAAGTACATCCTCAAGTATGGTATACACATAATCAGTACTATTAGCAATACTCTGAGCTACACAATTTATCTGAGACATAGGAGTATATGATGCTTTTACATCTACCGTAATTTCATTAGAGGGAAACAATTGAATATATCCCGTGACATATGACACCATAAAATCTATTCCTTCAATAAGCAATCGGGTCTTAGTAGTAGGTACCCCTGTATCAGATAAAACATTATATTTTTTTGTAAGATATAATGAATCTGTTATCAAAGGAAAACTCTTAAGTCTCATTTGACCTAAATCAACTTTTTCATCCTTTATATCAATTCCCTCAACATAGTAAGAAACAAGTACTGCTTCATCCTCTTTCATAGGAGAAGTAAGATTAAATGCTCCCGATTCCGGATCAATAATAAAATCAACATCTCGAATCAAATTATTTGTGTCTGTATCTTCAAAGTAAATTGTATAATCTATATCATTTATTCCAGAAACTCCTGGTACTACCAGATTATTAGGATCTTCTACCTCATCTTCTCTCACACCTTTTATTACACTTATACCATCCCATACAATTTTTTTAGGATAAGTAAGAGTATCTATTAAAGACTCCCGATTGGTATGCTCTACGAAAGTAACTATCCCAGCTTCATAATTAGCTACATATTCAGAATTAACACCTTTTTCTAAACCAGCAACTTTTATTGAAAAATCATCAGTTGATATAATATCCTGGACAGGTCTTGTTACGGTTATTCCACTTTCTTGAACTTTTTCATTAATAACCATATTCCCATCAAAAGAAGAATTAATAGGATTAACCTGTACTTCATCAGTCATGCTACCAAGAAATTTTATATATGCTACTTCTCTTTCTTCATAAGGAGGAATAGGATACATAATCTCAGGGCTATCAGTATAATTAATTACATAATCTACACCTTCGACACCCACTTTAAGTTCTTCTCCATTAGGACCCATCATAATTTGAAGGCTACTATGAGGATAAGGGATAGGGCTTAAAGACACATCTGAAACAGGAGACGTATTATTATTCACTAAAGTCTTAGAAGAGCTTAAAACCGTTGATAGATCGGGTTTAGTTCTTAAGGTACCTTTTTGAAACTGAACATTCAATCCAGTATCAAGATTAAAAACATTTGATGGAGCTATGATAGGATCTGACATATTCATGCCAGTGACTCCCCACTCACTCTCATCTTTATAGTAGACTATATTATTGTCAGATTTTTCATATTTTACACTATCTAAAAGAACTTTTTCTATTAAACAAGGACCCGTCTGAATATCGGGATCGGTAATATTGTTTTTAGAATATTTTTCTACTGTATAGATATCAGTACCCTGTATCCCTGTAATAGTATAAATAGATCGATCGGTATCAAGTTTAATTTTATCCCCAGATACTATATTCTGAGCACCAGTATAGCCCTTGATTATATTACTGTTTTGAGTAAAAGTACCATACCCATTAAGATCATTACCAATAAGAGAACTCTGAATCAAATAATCTTTATTGACACCAGTCTCACCTGTTTTCACGATAGGAATTTCATCTTCAGCTACAGGATTTACTTCTACTGATCTCGTTGTAGGAGCATTTTTTGTACTTATACGAGCACCACGTACTACGGTATCTTCAAGATAAAGTGACTTTAAGTTAAAAATATCAGATCCCATTATTATTCCTTTTTATTCTTCAACTTATCTTTGTAAAAACTGATGGTATACCAACTACCGGTACTGGCCCTGCTGGAGGAACTGGAGCTATTACTCCAGTAACAACTGTTGTAAACTTCACAGAAGTCTTTAAATGATTCACAATACCGAAAGAAATACAATCACATAATTTAATTGCATCTCTACCCTTTAATTGTTTTGAAAGCATAGTTGCATACATAATTTTAGAAAGAGCTTGATCACTAAGCGCAGTAAAAGTCCCTACACCCCCTCCTACTGCGATACCTACTGCAGAACCAGAAAGTATCATACCCATAAGAATCTGAACTAATCCTAAAGATATGGCATCAAATAATTTTTTTATATCTCTACCCTTTAAATTTTTAGAGGCAGCTTTAGTAAACATAAACCCACTCATAGCTGTGGGCACTAACCCAACAACTACGATACTATTTATATTCCCTACCGGACCTGCGGTACCACTTAAACTACATGTTACTAAATTAGGGAGTACAAGATATTTTGATACCGATGAACCTATTACTCCTGCTAATTTTATAGCATCCCTACCAGTCAATTTTCTTAAAGCAAACTGACCTTGAATAGCTCCTGATATTGCTTTAGACACTATAGGCATTACATTGTAGCCTTAACTGTTGTAGACCCTTTTAAGGGGGCTCCGGTTATATAATCAAAATGAGTCTTAGTAGTTATGACACCACCACTATTACCCATTCTACCTTTTAAATTTATAGACCCGCCCGATATATTCACATTGGCAGCTTTAGTAGTCTTAACATCAATATTTTGAGTAGCCTTAATAGTGGCTTTACCACCATCAGTTTTAAAACTTATTTGACCTACTTTAGTAGAAAGAGACACACTACCTGATTTAGTACTTGCAGTAAAGCTGCCAGTTTTAGTTTTAAACTTCCTACTACCCGCAGTGATATTTTCTTCGATATTACCGGTTTTTATCGTTAATTTTCTACTTCCAACTTTTGTTATAGTTTCTATGATATCACCCTTTAAAGAGTTTATCTTTAATTCAGAATTCCCACTATTGATGATAGTCTTTCGATTACCAAAATTCTCATTTTTTTCCTTAGTAACTTTTTCAGTAAAAGCATCACCTACTATCACATTATATCCCGAACCTACATTGATAGTACATGCTCCACTTATTCTTTCTATCTTAGCCCCTTTTATAGATAACTTATCGGATCCCCCTATAATACTCTCACGAGTACCCGTTATCTCTTTCCTCTCGTATCCTCCTACTTTTTCAATCTTATAATATTTTCTTACATTGTCAATAATCGTATCTTTTTTATCAAAATCAGCTATATCCGGAGAGAGATTCGAACCATACATGAAGAACACTGATTTACTGGTTCTTATGTCCATACTCCGATTACTATATGGATTCCCATCTCGTTCATTGTGAGTACCTATATCCCACTTTATTCCGCCCACAGTCTTAAGATCCCATGAATTAGCATACTGGGAATCTTGACCCCATATCTCTTTCTTACTACCCCGAGCAAGAATAGACATTGATCTGCCTTTACCCAAACCTCCACCAGTAGCAGAAGGAATAAACTGATAAAAATGACCTTCTTTATCTATTCCAAAATACGCTCCAGAATCAGGATTCGTTCTATCGGGTTTATATAAGGTAACTGCTGCAGCATAAGTATCTAAATCCTCTTGAGATATAGGCTCTAAAGAAAAATCTCCTATATTATCATCAGGATCTGAAAACACTATAGGTCTTAAGACTCTCCCATAATTTCCATCATTAGGGTTATTACCTATTAAATTACCTAAAGAAAAAATAGCTATCGGTTTACGTATAGTTTTATTAGAACTGAAGTTTACATCATTCATTGGAGAGGTACTAAAATCTCTATCCCCTACTTCAAGAAGATACTCAGTTAAATAGGGATCTGAAGAATCATCAGAATTATATGGTCTTATAGCATATGAGTCTTTACCATTTATTCGAGCACTTTTAAAAACATTGGGGATATCAGCAAAATCTATAGGGCTTATACTATTACGACATACTATTCCAGCATTCCTCCAAACACCCCCACTAAAAACATAATTATTATTGGAGGTATTAATAATAGCATTATCTTCCGGACGCAATACAAAGCTATTTCCCTTACTATGACTTACTTTAAAATGATTACTTAATAAAACTTCTATATCGTCTTTAGAGGATAAAGCTATCCATCCTTCTCTTAGCTTCTTTCCTTTAAAGAACACTTCGTTTTTATTTTGAGTTTTTACATTATCAGCCCATACTTTAACATTTTTACCTTCCAAACCAAATGAATAACTAGGAAGATATGCTATAGGAAAATAGTCTCCATTTCTATTTGCTACAAGAACAATAGAATTTACTTGAGGAGTAGCTTGTATAAAACTATTGGTACCGAAAAAAGGTTGAGTAATATCTATAGCTATCCCACTACCATAGTTGTCTCTAAAATCTACTATTATCTTTTGACGATCTATATCGACACTTTTTATATCACCTACTAAAAAAGTAATGTCTTGAGGTTTCATAGCACTAAATGAAGGATTCTCATTAGGAGCTATTTGTCTACCAGGAAGATTTATAGAACTTCTTTTAGGAGCCGCCATATTTTACCCACTATATGTAGATTCGTTTTGATTAGTTTCTCTTGTACATGGATCAGGATTATTACTTGGAACATCTATCATAGTCCTGGTCGCTAACTCTATATCATTTCTCTGTACTAATCCCTCCGTAGGTCTATCATAATTATACATGTTAGGATTACTCTGGGGATTCATAGCTTGACGTTTATCATCTACATTTTTATATAGATCATCTATATAATCTTTATGTGCAGATGAAATTACTTCAGAACTTTCTTCTACATAAGTATCTACAGATTCAAGTTCTCCATCTAATCCTTGATTAGCTTCACTACTAACCCCACAAGAACAATCTTTATCTCTCAAACCAGAGGCATTAAGTACTATATCGATTTCCTGGTTAATTCTACCTGTAGAGGTAGTAAGATCTCTCATTTGACCGTTTTTAGTCAAAACTAAATTAGCACCATAAGGGAAAGTTCCAATGTGACGATATCCAAGTTTATCCGTATATGGAACAGAATCTCCCGTAATCATAACAAGTTCATTTGACGTAAATGTAGCATCGTCTCCTGCTTGATTAACCTGATCCTGTGTTCTCTGTCTAACTTTAGCTCTTTCTAACCGCCACAACCCAACTATTCCCGGTCCACTATATACTCCTGATTCTTCGGAGGCTATTTGTTTTTTTAATTCATTGATATAAGCATCTATATCCTTATAATCATACTTAGACTCCGGAAATGTACCCTTTTTAAGCTCTTTACTAATAATTTGAAGACCTTGAACCCTTATCTGATCCTCAGTTAAAAACCCCTGCTTTAAATAATTTGCAATCTCAGCATCAGACATTTGAGAATCTTTTATATACTGTGACATCTCGGTCTCTTTATCCCGTAAAACACAAGAGTATAAAACATCCCCTCTTACTGAACCTGGAATACGACTATTACCATCATCAAATACTCTCTCTCTTTTAAATTGAAGGGAAAGGTCAGTCGTAGCTGCTGATCCAAAAGTAAAATTATGATTTATACCTGTTACATAATAAAAAGTATCTATATGCTCTAAATAAACCGGATACCCTAATCTAATTTCAGGTCTTAATGGTATAGAGACACTACCTGTATATGCTTGACCATTTCTCCGTGCCATCTCTGCTGCAGCTATCATTTTTAATTGCTTTGCATTCATGCCATATGGTACACTAACCTGCTCAGATCTTATACCCATCTTAGCAATAGACGCAAAGTCAGCATGAAACCCTACAGCTTCAAGAGACGACAATGATTGATACCTAGGACCTGTCACTACAAGGTAATTTATAATAGAATTCGAATCAAATGACGCATTGTAATTTATTACATCATTAGGTCCTACGCGATAATAAGGAACATTTCCAGAAGCTACATCAAGATTATAAAAAGGAGGTTTAAAAACGATCTCTCCATTTGTATCAACAAAAAATTCCATAAACGTTTTTTCACATATAGTGGTCGCAATCTCTATTTTAGAAAACACGGTAGCTTCAGCACCATTACCAAATAAATCAAAAAGTCCATAGGGCTGTACTCTTGCTAGTAATCCAAAGTCAAGATCAAGTTTAGCACTTGTATCGGTATGATCTTGCTTATCAGTATCTTTTTTATCCAAAAAAGTTAAGAGCTTGTTCTTAACAGTTTCAAAAGAAATAGGACCTCTTAAACCATACATTTTTAAGGGGATATTCGCAAGTTGATTTTTTACAAGAACAGGGTCCTCTGAATTAGGAACATCAAAACCAAATCGTTTATTCCAGTATTCTATAACATTTGCGGTTAAAGGTCCAAAAGTATCTCTTGTAGGTAATATAGAATCAGGAAGTTCAGCACTCTTAGACCAATTAGGATAAACAAAATTGTAATATGCTGCTGCTCCATTCTCTCTATGTTGTATAAAAAAGTTATCTACAAATAAAGCATAAATAATTTCCCAAGCAGACATCTTTTCAAAAACAGAGGGAAATCTTAATTGAGTGGCTCCTCCAAAAAAGGAACTTTGAACACTCGGATTAATGGTAATTTTTTGGTACTTCCACCAACATAAAAAATCTTCACAAGAAATACTTAGAGTAAAATTACCATCAGAATAATTCTCTTGTACACCCGTAATCATACCCCAAAAAACAGGATAATATCTTGGAGTATAATTATACTCCGGTTCGAGATATCTACCTTTCATATAAATCTTAACTTCCATCATAGGCATAAAAAAAGGTACTCTCGTCCCATTAGGCATACTTATATAATAATCTTCGTGTAGTCCCTTATACATTGGAGCTATAATTTCAATACTAGCTCTTGATGCTCCTGGAGGAGATATAGCAGCACTTACATTTACTGATACAATACCGCCTCGTATATCGATGTCCTTTGTACCCTTAGCTTCCATAGGAGAAATAACTCTTGATGCCAAAGCCCCGTTTATTACAACAAAAACATCAGGAGCTAATTTAAGGACATTCCTACGATAACTAAACTCTTTAAGCGTAAATAATCCGGACCTTACAATTGCCATTACATTAATCCCTTAATTTTTTATTTTGGAAATACCTGATGTGGACTATATTGAGCTAAACCATCATGCTTAGCATAAAGCTCTGTAAAATCTAAAGCAAGATCATCATTAATAACTTTATTACCATTAACTGCCATACCATGTAAAGTATTCCACATCCTATTAAGATACGGGGTTGCTTCTATCCTAAGTGTATCTCTATAATTATAATTACCCCCCCTTATTTCACGTACTTCAAAATCACAATGTTGATGATATTTACCACCATCAGTACCTTCTCTACCAACTATAGTACCTATATCAACTTGATCTCCTTTTACTAAATTTATACTCTGAGGACGAAGATGAAAATATCGAACATAAATAGATTTACCCTCTGGACTTACAGATTTTACCAAAACATAATTAGAACCACCATAAGAGTAGCTCTTTTGAACATAAATTACAGAGCCACTTGTAGCAGAATAAATTCTTCCGGTATGCGTCCTAAAGTCACACTTTTTTTCATGCCCTTCACCATCTAACCATCCTCGAGTAATCCAAAATCTTCCTTCCGGAATTTTAGATACGGGTTTTTCTCCTCTAGCTACAGAAGAAGATTCTTCTCCTCTCGCTTCTTCATCAGTATAATCATAATCTGATATATTATACCTCTCTTCCGGATAATATTCATTAAGCTCCTCTTCATCTAAACCTAAAATGCTCTTAAATCCAATATTAGCACCCTGTAAAGCCGTACGAACGTTAATATTAAGATAATTATCCTGCTTTTTGACGTGACCTTCAATACCCTGAAGATCTACACCAAAACTTGACACTATAAAATCAAAGTTATAATCCATACAATAGGGCTTCGTGGGAATATCATTCAAAGTAAAAGTATTAAAAGATCCTATATAAATTGATTCATCATATTCTATTTTTATGCTATCCATTACATTAATAACTCGACTTGTACCATCTTTAAAATATGAAGGATTTTCAGCACCATCTAAAAAATACCAACCATTATTTTTGAATATGCCCACTATATCAACAATATTAATAAAACTTGGAGACCTTCGTCTATAAGCATTAGTCAGACCTCCCCCTCCAGAACCTGTATATAAATAGAATCCAGCTGATGTACCACTTATTGAAAGTGTAGCTTGTTCATTACCCCAAGCCGTATTTACCCACCCTTTTCGGGTATACGCATTGTTAAATTTCTGCTGCTGTCCTGTAACCATATCATCAGGATTAATGAATAAAATAAGAGAAATAACGTCTAACTGAGTTTCACTATCAAATATTGATATAATGAAAGGTTTATACTCTGAAGGAAGATTAACAGAAGTTTTCCAATCCTTAATATCAACAGAGAATTCATCATTTACCAGGGTATTAAAAAATAAACTTCCACCTTGCCTATACAGAAGTTCCTCTAATGTATCACGAGTATGTGTAAGTATTTTACTAGTTATCATTTTCCAACAGTCCAGATAGTTTTTTCAGCTTTAAAAACAGAAGTATAAATAAGCCTAAAGGGAGTAGAAGAAGATTCAGTTGTATCAAATGATTCAAAGTATCCTATTAAAGTCACATAATCAAAACTTATTCTATTATATAATCTTTCTCGAATCATACCATGTCTCGGATGATTACCTGTAGCAGAAGGATTCTGTAATAAATATCTATTTACAACACTATAATCATACATTTCATCTACAGATCCAATTGGCATAGGAGAAGAAGCATAACCATTAGGTTCTTGATATAAATAACCATTAGTTCTATAGATATTTACTAAAGATTTGAGTAGTTTATAAGATTCTGAGTAATTTCTACTCACAGAAGATAATCCTGTGTAATTATCTTGATTCAATCGAGCATTAAAAGAATAAGTAGATCCCGAAAAATTTATAGAATCTATCTCATCTCCCCAATGCTCTTCCACCCATCGAGTCATGGTATTATATCTATTTATTTTTTTTGCAGAATTTATAATCATTGATTCAGGATTAGGAGTAAGTTTAAGGGCTTCTAATCTCGATCCATCCTGATATTCAATAAGAATAGGTTTTATATTAGAATCTACCCAATCAATTATCATAGGAGTTTCATTAGGGACTTTTCTAACATAAGGAGGTCTTAATTCAACAATAGAAAAATTATTATTTGAACTTTGACATATCTTCCAATTTTCAGTGGGACCTAACACAAGAAGAGTATCAAGGTCATCTTTTTTATATTCCTCTGGAAGAGTTATAGCATTAATATATTTTTGAAAAGAAGCAGGAGTTATGTTCGCTATTGTTGTATTTTCTTCAGCCATATTTCAAACTACCTTCTTTTCTGTTTATCGAAATACATTCTTTCAAAAGACTGTTCTATCGCAGGCTTTATCTTTTTTAAAATATCCTCTGCATCACCCGTTATTGATTCTATGTTAATATTTACAGGGATAACGGGAGCTTGATTCTTATCATTACCTGAAGTGGGACTTTTCATTTTAGATAAAGCACTCTGAGAAAAAGCACCAAAATCTCCACCTGTACCCATAGACATGCTTCTAGCGTTTACCACAACATCGCCTTTACTAAGAAGAGCATAACCACTTGACATAGCTCTATAATCTTTATTAGGCTTTACAGATTCAGTTGTGATATCTACACCGTATGCCTTCTCCCTTTTAAACTTATCTCTTTTTTCTTTAAGATACTGAGCAGTTGCCATTAGTTTATCTCGTTCAACACCTGTAGATTCAGAAGCCTTTTTTTCTACAGATGCTAATTGAGTTAATATTTTTTCTTTTTTATTGTAAATAGCCATAACATTTTTAACAGACTGCTGCTGAAGCTCCGCTTCTTGATAGAGATTAGCTCCTGCAATACCTCTTTTTATATCCTCAACACCCTGTATCCTACGTGCTATGTCACTGCGTTTTTCTTTATCTTCTAAAGGAGTTTTCTTTAATTCATTTCTAAGTATCATCTCTTTTTCTATAAGTTTTCCAAGAGTTTTATAATCTTCACTCTTTCTAAATTCTTCTTCAGTTCTAACTCCTTTAGCACCCATTTTATTTGCTATAGCCGTAACGAAACCCAGGATAGCACCAGTACTTCGTGCTGTAGCAATAGCAGCTTGAGCAGCACCTTTTTGAATATCATTACCAGCAAGAAAATATTCTGCATTCTCTTTATTAATCCCAATAAAATCTTCAATGGTACGAGTATTCTTTACAAGATCATCTAATCTGCTAGCCTGCTCCTTGTCACCTTCACCTGTTACTTTTTCTACATTACCAAGGGCACTTAAAGTAATATCTTCAATATTATTTATTACTCCTGAATAACCTTTTTCCAAGAATTCCTGGACTGCCTTGGGAAATTTATCAAGATAATCGTAAATTCTACCTACATCCATATCTCCTGCATATGCTGATAAACCATCTTTTATTGCTTTCATATCCATCTGACCTGTTTTCATACCATCAGTAATAATCTCCTGTATCTTATCACCAAATTCAGAACGCTTACCCTCTGGAAGAACCTCATCAAGATCCTTAGCCATTCTTTTAATTCCCTCTCTTGAGGTCTTAACTGTACCAATCATCTTCATAGCAAATTCATCAGATACACCTAGAATAACCTTCATATGCTCTACCATAGCACGAGTATCTCCGAATATATCCGGACCACCTTTTGATTTTAATTTCTTAAAATAGTCCCCCAATTTGTCGCCTACTTTATCAGATATCAACTCAAGATACATAGCCATATCCTGAGCATTAGATTTAGCAGCAGCACTCGCCATAGCATAGGTTTTTTCTGTAGTAACCAATTGTTTCTCTTCAGCAGAAATTTCATTCTTTATTAAATCTATTGCCTTTTTATTACCACTTTTCTCAGCTTCTGCTAAACCTTTTCTTTTTGCCGCTAAAGAATCTAAGTGCTTCGCTATAGCAGCTTTTGAGTCGGATTCTAACTTTACAAAATCTTTTCTATAAGCTTCTACTCCACCAGACATATTCATAAAAGCAACTCTTGTATTATTATCCATATCTTTAAAGAGATTGGTCAACTCCTGGGTTTGCTTCTGGGCATCTTTAAAACCCATACCCCCCTGATCCTGAAAATTCTTAAGAGTATTGGATGCTGAAGTAAGAAATTTACCATAATAACTTAAAGCTTCTGCAGCTGCATAAGTAGCTTGATAAAACTTTTGAGACTGTATCCCCGCTAATGATGCATCATATGCTAAAACCTTAAAACTATCTGAAGCTTCATCCAAAGTGGATCTTAAATCAGTCATTTGCTCACCAAGCATGGCTCCTGCTTCTTGCATAGAAACCCCAAAATCAAGATGAACTTTAGCAGAATCCTCAATCAACTTATTATATCCTCCAGCTACGTTTTTCATTACTCCCTGAAGACTCATACCCGCTTCCGCTATACCCTGAAACATTCCCATTATATCTTCAGATTTCAAGCCATACTTAAGATTTCTCTGTAAATTAAATATTGAATCTGTAAACTTATCCATAGCTTTATCTATATTACCCATCATTACCGTAGGACCATGAAGCTTAGCAAACGTTTGATTAAATTGTTTTAAAAATTTATCTAATCTATTTACCAAACTAGCTACAGCTTTAATAGCTGATACTACTAAACCTATCCATCCTATAGCTCCTAATGCCTTAAATGCTACACCCAATGTCCTCACAATACCTGTAAAACCAGCAGCAGTCTTACCTGTAGCTCCCATAATCTCATTTAATTTACTGAGATCTTTACCTGAACCTCTATAAGATTTAGCACTTTCAATCTTTTGAGATAAACTTGTTTTACTACTGAACATTGTTTTCAAATTTCCAAGCTGACTCTCACGTAATTGTCTGGCTTTTCCGTATTGAGTATCCCTTAAATTGCCGCCTTGTTTTATAGTCTCATCTATTATTCCATGAGCTCCTTTTGAAACCTTACGTTTTAATAAATCACCCTGTACACTGGCGATACCCTCCATAGTATCAAGCTGCTCTTTTAGATCTTTACTCTCTTCCTCAGTCATCTGTTCGTTTGCTACTAAAAGATCATACTGCTCTTTCATTATTTCAATACGTCGCTTAGTAAGATCATTAAGATTATTCATAGACCCAATATCTGAACTATCTACCAGGGCAAGTTTATCAAAAGTCCCTTGCATTGTTTTAGCATTACCATTTAACTTGTTAATAGAATCTTTAGCTTTATTTAAATCCTTTACATACCCCTCCATGGATCTTTGAGTATTAATTATAGCTTCTCTATTTTCCTTTAAAATCTTATTAGCCTTTTTATACTCATCACTTCCTTTTCCACTATTTTTTCGTACTTTCTTTGCAGTAAGTACGAGTTTTTCCTGATCTTCTTTTAATGATTTATATTTATCTGAAGATTTTTCTAACTCTTTATGCGTATTTTTTAAAGAAGAAGATAAACTTTCCTCTTTATCTAAAAGATCTCTTTGAGCAGTAGCTGATGCTGACATTGCATCTGTATATCTTTTACGTACATTAGTACCTTGTAACATAAGGGTATTTAAATTTTTCTCAATTCTAAGAATATTCTCTTGAGTAGATTTCAATCTATTAAGCTCTTTTATTTGATCTTGTATCTCTTTAATATTCATTTCCGGCACCCTTCATATCAGGACGTATAATCTTGGTACTTATTTTTCTTAATACACGCTCTTTCATTTCATCTTTCTCTTTACCTGCCATATATGTCTTATCTGGGTCTACATTCTTTTTTTTATTTAATATTTTATTTAGTTCAATAGTTGATATGGGTTTTGAAGGTTCTAATAAATCAAGATCTGCAATCTCGATATTTTTCCTAAACGCTTTTTGTCTTTCTTCAACATTCTTTTTAGCTGCTTCTGCTCTCTTTTTCTGATTTTCCATCCATTGATCTATATATAAATCATGTTTATCTTTTTTCCCTGTCATCTGACGGGAAAGCTCTCTTACTAAATCTTCCCGAGAAACTAATGGAGCAGTCCATTCTTCCCTTTTTTTATTATTCTCCTCTATTCTTTTTCTATCGAACCCGTATTTACAAATTTCATCCCTTAACTCTTTAAGCTCATTAGTATGTGTTTCAAAATTCTTTGATAATGTCTTAGCACTTTTATAATTTGAAGCCCCTACTATAAGAAGTGTCAAATTAAAATCTTTTCCATATTCCTGCTCTTCATCTAATCTTTTATTTATATTTATCCAGTTCTCCGTGACACTATTAATCCCTATAATATCAAGACCTCTCATACCAACAAACGCTGATCGATTATACGGATCCAAAACAGACCATAAATATCTTGATTTAGTGGAATAACTAAATCCTTCAAGATAATCCAATGATTCTATATAGGCCTGGTTTAATTCATAGATCGCTTCAACAATCTTAAGAACAAACAGCCCCGGTAATTGACTATAAAATTTAAGTATATCAGAAAAGCACTCATTTCGATTCTCTAATAAATTTATTCCATCTATCGAAACCGTACTATATGCTATGCTAAAAAGATTAATCTTAAATTTATCCTTATTAGAACAAAACATATTCATCTGATAGTATTCTTTATCTGATATATTTTTTATTAATAGATCATGACCATTTACAAAAATTCTAACGGATAAAAACCCATAGGTAATTATCCGTTCAATATTTTCATATGCCTCTAATACTTCCATTTAATTAAACCTGATCTACTTTATTATCTTCATCCTCTTTTATATCAATTTTAGTAAAAACTATAGGTTTATCTTCTGAATTTTCTTCAAGTTTATCCTTTGGAGTTTCTGTAGAAGCTTCATCATCTTCTTCTTGTCTTTTTTTATATTCCTTTTCCTTCTTTTTTCTTTCCGCCTCTCTTACTTTTGGAGTCTTATACCAACTATATTCAATACCTTTATCAAGAGTATTTTCCACTTCTTCTTTAAAATCTATATATACCTCAAAAAGTTGTTCCAATATTTTAGGAGGAAGCTTTTTTAAAAACTCACGAAGATAAATAGCTTTTTCCTTTGTTTCGACTTTATCTTCTGTTTTTATCTCAACAATTTTAGGTATAATCTCACCACCAATACTTATGATAGCATAAGACAAAATCTGCATTCTAGTCTTCTCATAAAAAGCTAAGGGATCCTCAGAACTCTCAGGAAGAGCACTTACTAATTGATCTTGCTCATAATTAAGAAGAGTAAGCTCAAATTTAATTTCATTAACAATAGCTTCCTTTTTGTAAGAAAATTTTTCTTCCAATGATTTAATGACGTCAAATAAAGACATGACAGTCTCCTTATATGAGATATGTTTTTATATGTAGAAATAAAGAAATACTATACAGAGGGTCTGTATAAAAGAGGGGGATGTAGATATGAATATTTTATTTTATATAGTAAAAAATGTAATATATGTTATATTATTTGAATATTAGTAAGTCTCCCTCTTGGAGACAAAACCCTTTAAACTGTTAATCCTCCACTAGGTTGTCCTGTAGAAGTAGCACTAGTAATTATGTTAGATTCTGGATCAGCAATTCTTGAAATTGCGTTCAAGTTAAAATAATCACCAAGTTCAATATAGTCTTCACTTGTGCTAGCTATAATATCAGTTACATTAACTGTAACATTTTCCTGAACAAGCGCTGCATCTGCAGCATAAGAAATTCCATAATCCGAAATCCAACAACCTTCATAATAAGTAAGCATTGCATCAAGCTCACCATTGATACCGTTAGGAGTAAGCCCTGCCGCATCCAATTTACCATCAACAACTGAAGGTAAACGACTTATAACCACTTCCTGAACAATATCAAAAGGCCACTTGTGATGACGGAGTGATCTCACGATACCATCAATACCACCCTTATATCCAAAGACCTGAAAGATCATGGATAAATATTGAGCAGTACGTGTGACACCTAGAGTCATAGGATCCGTAGCACCAGGGACCAACTCAGCTACATGATCGCCAAAACCAATACCACGAACAGGTTCGATAGTACGCGACTCAGAAGGGTCAAAAGTCGCAACTACTCCAATCTGAAATGCGGTGGTTAGGTCTCCATCAGCTGGGATAGCATAAATTTTGTTCTTTGAACTTATGACCGAAGCGGTTTCGGGAGTAACCCCTAACCGATGGACATATGTATCCCTATCTCTTCCCATAATCTATTTCTCCTTATCGTTG